CTCCTTCGTCCACGCCGGGCCAGTGATCGGCCACGGCTGAGATGTCGTAGTGCCCGCCCGAGGTGAGCGGGTCGGCGTACTGGTGGGCGACCGCGCCGGCCGGGATCACTGGTCCACCACCGGGGTAGGCGGCGATCCACCAGTGCGGCTCGGCGACGTGCGCCGCGGCGAACGCCGCCTTGACGGTGGGCCACGCCGACGCGGAGCAGTACACCGTCGGGTCCGCACCGGCCGCCCGCCGCATCCGCACCCAACCGGGTGCCTGCGCCGGGGTCGCGTCGCCGGACTCCACGTCCAGGACGTGGCCGTCGTCGGTGTACGCCCGCACCGCGATGCGCACCTTCACGGCGTGCGGGAACCGAGCCCAGTCCGTCGCCGACCACGCGTACGGCGACGGCGCCAGGTACCCGGCGACCATCTGTGCCGTCATCGGGATGTCCGCGGCGTTGGTCGAGTCGTACATCCGGCGTGTCATGGCTACAGCACCGGCTGGACCGCGTCGCCACCCTGGACGAACAGCCACTTCAGGTCGTCCCACGCCAGCCACGCGTGCCCGTTCTGGCCCCACGACGTGCCCCACGAGTTCCGTACGTACACGGCCTGGCGGGCGGTGTCGTCGGCGACGATGCACACCTGGTGTCCGCCGGCCACCTGCGAACCGCGGTCCACCGTGATGTTGCCGTTCCCGTCGACCTGGAACATCGACTCCAGCCATGGGATGCCGATCGAGATCGGGCCACGGTTCAGCGCGACCAGCGCGGTGTGCACCGACCGGGTGTGCGTGAAGCTGGAGATGAAGCCCTCCTTCTCCAACGCCTGCATCGACCACGGACCCGAGCTTCCCGTGTCGTCCGGTGGGTACTCGCCGGGGATCTGTGAGTCGTCCAGCTTGGTCTCCAACTGGTACAGCGCGACCGCGTCCTGCTCATCGAAGGGCCGGCCCTGCTTGACGTGGTCCGCGAACGGTTCGGTCACCAGGCATCCCAGGGCGGCGTTCGCCGTGCACGAGCCGAGCTGGCCCTGGTCGAACACCGGCTGGGTCTCGAAGTGCGTCACGGTTTTCACCGGTGCGAGCAGGTCCAGCGCGCGTTCCAGTTGCCGTTCGGGTAGCGCGTCCAGTGCGTCGTGTACCTGGTGGCGGCCCAGCCGGTACGGGTTGTCCGGCTTCTCGGTGTAGCGGCGAAAGTTCGGCATGTGGTCGAGGTCCCCAATCACGAGCAGTTGTAGGTGGGCGAGGAGTCGTCGGAGTTGTCACGGGTGCAGGTGTGCTGCAAGCCCAGGGCGTCCGTGTACGTCCAGCCCGCGGGCGGCGAGCCGGGAGGACCGGCCGCGCCCTGGTCGCCTGAGGGTCCCGGCGGCCCACTCGGACCGTCCGCACCGGCAGGGCCCTGGCAGGGGCTGGGTGAGCGACCGCAGTAGGCGGCGACCGCTTGGGCGACCTGGCTGTCCGTGGCATCCTGCCCGGACGGTCCAGCGCACCCGCCGTGCGCGGAGCAGTAGGTGGACACCGCGCCGGCGATCTCCTCGGCCGTCGGTGGCCGACCGGGCAACGGTGGGTGTGCCGAGAGATAGGCGCCGACGGCAGCCGACACTTGCGCCGCAGTGGCGTCCTTGCCCGGCGCGGGCGGGTGCGCGGCGAGATACCCGGCGACTGCGGCATCGATCTGCTGCTGGCTGGGTCCGGGTCCCTGTTCACCACGTGGCCCTTGGGCACCTGTCACGGGGGCGACCGGTGCGGGTGGGGACACCACTGGCGTGGCGCCCAGCGCCCGTACCTGCCCGGCCAGCTGCTGGGCGGCTACGGCCGCGCCAGCCTGCTGTTCAGCGAGTTGGTTGCTGCGACTGCTCAGGTAGTACAAGCCGACCGCGCAGGCGAGGCATCCGACAAGCGCCAGGGCGGCCATCGCCGTGAACAGTCTGTGAGCCCGCGCATCCTTGGCCGTGCGTGCTGCGAGACGAGCGGTCTGCTGTGGATCGAGAGTCGGCTCACCGTCGGCCACGGTGCCTCCGCTTCTTGCGAATCGTGATCATCGCTGTCTCGTCGGCTTCTGCTTGTGTCGGCGGGTTGAGAGCCTGCTCGGTGGCCTGCTGGGCGGCATCATCGCGTTCACGCGGAGAGGTCCGACGGGCCACTACGAGCATGCCCACGAACCCGGTCACGGCGGTGATCAGACCCGCTACCGCTGCGATGAGGCCGGCGATTCCATCGAGCACACGACCTCCGTCAGTTCAGCTCTGATCACCGAAGAACGCCCACAATTGGACGGCGCACCCGGTGCTGGTCGATCCGCTTGCTTGCGCGGTGATCGACGCGTTCACATTGGACTGGACGCACCACGTCGCAGGATCTGGCAGGGGGGTGAACTTCTGACCGTACGTCACCGCGGCGCCGCCTGCGGGCTGCGTCCAGGAATACGCGAGCGTCCCATTGAGGTACAGCCGGAACGTCACGGCCGTCGAACCGCCACCCCACGTGCCGTCGATCGTCATCAGCGGGTTGACGATACGGCTGATATAGCCGTTGTACAGGATGGTTTCCGTCGTGGGAACGGAGATCGAAGCCCAGCTCCCGACGCTATAAGGCTGTATCCCATAAGTGAACGGGAATACCTTTTCCATCGGATATGACATTTTCGGGAAAGCCAGCCCCACGCCGGAGATTCCGTCGGTGGCAATGAGCTGTCGGCCGCCGGCATCGTCCATTCGCCAGAACCAGTTGCTGCCGTTCTGGCTGCCGTCCGGGTTGGTCGTGACCGTTGCCGGCGACTGCTTCAGGATTGGCGCCCCGGTCGTTGGGTCATTGATCGTGATGCTGTTCTGCGGATTCCCGTCGGTGTCCACGAAACCCGATGGCCCGATGGCCACCAGCACTAGGCCGCCGGCTGTTTCCACGTACAGCGAGTTGGGGACCTTCCGGCCCTGTGCGTCCATCGAGGCGCGCAGGGCGGTCAACTCGTTGGCCAGCGCATCATATCTGTCCGCTGATACGGGGGAGTTCGCGGTCACGAGCTGCCCTCCAGGATGTGGCGGACCTGGTTGTCCGCGGTCCCGTTCTGCAGGCCCAGAATCCGGTGGTACGTTTCACCGTCGGGCAGCAGGGAATGGCCACGAATGTTGTAGTAGGCGTAGGTCCCGGCATCGTAGCTGCCGAACGGATTGTTCGCGTCGTCCATCAGTGCCGTGATGGCCATCGTCTGGGACTGCCGGCCATACAGTGCCTGGTCTGCGGTGGCGATCTGCTGGAGCACGGACGGGTCGGACTGGTCGGACTTGCTGGTGTCGACGTAGTCCAGGCTAGGCCAGCCGTGCGCTTCCAGTCCGCTCGTGTCCACGGCCACAGACCACAGTCGGGTAGGGCCGGTGCCGTTGCCACCGACATAGCTCGACGTGGCCCGTTTCGACCCGTCGCCGGAGGGCAGCACGGAGACCAGATTGCGTGGGTAGTCGAATCGCAGTGGCGCTCCAGTTCCGGTGAGGGTGGGGTTGCCGACGAGAGCCTGGTGGCGGATGTGCTTGCTGTCGGCGAAGTAGGGCTTCAGCAGGATGTCCGGGCCGCCATCGTCCTGGGTGATATCCTGTAGACGCTGCCCAACGGATGCGAGATCCGAGGCCAGGTAGGACCGGGAATCACTGCCACCAGCATTCATGACGATGTCCACCGGCAGTGGATTGCGTCCGGCCGGACCGACAGCGTTGGCGAGGATCTGCTGCGCGATGTACTGCAGGCTACCCGTGTACGAGGTGTCACCTGAACCGTCGGAGATATCCGTCCCAGGCCATGTCGCTGAGACCTGCAGGGTGGCGCGTAGCAGCGCCCATATGCCGGACCCGCCCAGCTGGACGACGGCTGGGTCCTCGGAATTCTGCTGCCAGGAGATGATCGGGCCAGCCTGGCAGACATAACCGGCGTGGCTGGAACCGAAGACAATAGCGACCGAGTATCGCCAATCGTCCTGCAGGATCGGCCACAGTTCGTCCTTGGTGAGCAATCCGGTGTCCTCGTCGGAGGGACCAATCGCCGTGTTGATCGACCATGAGCCGTCGGCGTTGATCTGTTGCAGCCATGACGGGATGTCCGTCATCGGGATCTCGTTGACGATCTCACCGGTAACAGTGAGATACAGCAGTGCGTGGTAAGCATCGTTCATCGCGCCACCGGTTCGACAGAGACCCACGCTCCCAGAGCATCTCTAGTAGTGGCATTGGTCGATCGCCATGCGAGCCATGCGTTGTAGGTGCTGCCCGGAGTGAGTCCTGCGACGAATCTCTTGCGGGACATGCCACCAGTCGCGGCTATCGGTCCTATCTCTAGGGATTCGTAGTCGCCTGCGATGATCCCGTTGATCAATCCTGAGCCGATTGTCCCGCCGGTGCCCACATTGGACCCGACGAAGCCGGCACCGCCGCTGCTGGAGTTGAACCGGAAGTTTCCGCCCCAGCTGATTTTGATCCTTCCGCTCGCGGGAGCGGTGAAGACGACACCGACCCGCGTCGCCGTGCTGTCCAAGAGATCAGCGTAGGTCGTGTTCGTTCCGCTGGTAGGGATTTCGTTGGTGCACTGGTAATACGCCGTGGTAGCCACACCCAAATCGATCTCGCGGACCCATGCGTTGGCCACCGCATCCCACCGGTCCACTGTCCCGGGAGACTGGAGGACTGATGTATCGCGGAGCTCCCCGACCATGAAACCAGGGTCACTGAGCGAATCGCCAGGAAGCAGCAGCCTAACCGCGCCGCGCACTGCGGCCGATCTCCGCTTGTCCGCGAAGGTTGCCGTCGAGAGGTTCGCCACGTTCGGAGGAACGGTGACCTGGCACAGCAAGATCGAATTCGGCGGAGCAGGTGCGGCGGGGATGACCCCACCGACCGGCGTACCCGTACCGGTCACCGGTAGGAACTGTGACTTCGTGCCACCGGAATCGCCCAGCGCGCCGTCGAGTATCTGCACGTACACGCAGTCCACGCGCGAGTTCGTGGAGTCCGGTGTGGCCAGGGTGACCATCGCGGTCTGGTTCGAAGTGACCAGGTAAGGTCCGACAAGCGTGGACCGTTCGACGACCGCCGCGCCCGGCCGGATCGACACGTTCAGGCCACTGCCCGCGTAGCTGCACAGCATCGCCACGGGCAGCCCGGATGACGCATCCGCCGGTCCGGGTAGAACGCCTGGCCGAGAGGTCGTGAACTCGTTGACACCAGCCGCGCCTTCCATGAAATGCGCCAGGCCGTAGTAGCGGGTGCGCTGCGCGGTGTCCAGGTTCTGGTAGCTGCGCGTGCCGCCCAGATGTCCGGAGCCGCCGCCGATTTCCCACGGGGTCAATGCCATGCGGTCCTCACAGGTAAGCCGGGGCCAAAGTGGCCTGAAGCACGGGCGTGGACGACGTGGATGTGCCCTGGAACTGCACCGATACCGAGTCGCCGGGGTCGATCGCGAACCACGCCGCAGAGGACAGGTTGCGCCGGTAGGGCTGGCCGTTCAGTGTCACGCTCGCCCGGTACGGGGAAGTGTCGACGACGAGGATGTCACCAGTGGCCAGCATGCCGGAGTAGGTGATCTGGTCGCCGGTCTGGGTGTTCACGATGGACGGGTTGGAAAGGGTCGCGCCGTCCGTCGGACCGTTGACCGTGAACTGCGGCCAGGATTCTGCCGTGCCCACGTTGGTGAGCGTGACCAGGCCCGAGGAGCCGATTGTGCCGTAATTCAAGCCGCCTGCGGTGACATAGTCCAGGCCGCCAGTGGTCACGTAGTCCAGGCCACCCGTGGTGGATGGCAGAGATGCGGGGACGGTGGTCGCCGGCCCGTACTTGCGGGGATCGGGGGCGTTGAGGACCAACTGCCACTCGAACCCGCGCGGACTGGTCCGACTCAGGTCTGACCCCGACCCGCGTTTCACCGTGGCGGTCCGGATGACACCGGCCTTCGTCACGGACAGCGTCTTCAGCACACCGCCGCGCAGCAGAGCGGCGAACTGGTCACAGGCGGCGTCGGCTAGCGCTCCGGTCGGCGCCTTTCCGTATCCGGCCAGCGTGATGACCCGGTTGGTCAGCCGGTCCTGACTGGAGTACGTGCCGTCATAGTTCGGGATGTCCGAGTCGCCGCTTCGGATTCCGACCGGCGAGAACCAGCCGGAGTCGGCGTCGCACACCCACATGACGCCGTTGTCATCGACCGCGTTGGCCGTCCACCCATCCACGGTCCAGTTCGGATCGGTTAGCAGCGTGGTCATCCGGACCGCCTCGTACGCAATTGCCACGCCGTCTGCGCGGATACTGTCTGGGCTACGGTGTAGGCGTCCTCGTTCTTCCTGACGGTGACGTTGTTGTTGATCGTCGGACCGGCTGCCGTGGTCACAGGGAGCCCGTTCGCAGCCGAGGCGATACCACCAGCCGCATATCGGCGGATCAGGCTGTATCCCATGCGGGTAGCTGTTTCGGCGAGGATCTGCGCCGACCGTAGCGACCGGTTGATCGGGATGTAGGACTCGTCATCGACTACGCGATCGCCGATCAGCCGCATCGTCTTCGGTGCGACGATCTGTGCGTAGCCTCCCTTCATCGGCCGGATGCCGCCGGCTGCGTACGCCTCGATGATGCCGCCCTGAGCCCGGGCCACCACGGAGGTGCCCTGCGCTCGCACTTCCCCGGTTACCAGGCTGAGGAAGATCTTCCTGCCGTTGTTCTTCGCGATCACCTTGTTTACCGCAGTGGTGACATGGTCCTGCGCGGTGACCGTGACACTCCCGTCGGGCAGGTGCAGCACCTGGAAGCCCAGGGCGCTCAGCTGTGCGGCCGCTTGCGCCGTCAGCGACTTGACGGTGACAGTGCGGTCGTGCACTCCGTTGATCTTGTCGATGACGCCCTGCACCTCTCGCTGCGTCTGCGGTGCGCTTCCCTGCGTCGTGACCAGTGTCGCCACCTGCGTGGGGATCAGACCGTAGGCGTCAGCAAGCTTGTTGGCCTCCTTGGAGTTCAGCCCCATCTGCTCGGCTGCCGTGATGAACGCGGTCCGCGTCTTCGCGACCTGGGCTGAGACCTGGCTGAAACTCTGGGCGAGCGTGTCACCGTTGGCCTGAGAGACCTTGAACGTCTGCGCCGCGAGATCGGACATGTTCCCGGACAGGTCGTGCGCGAACTGCTGCAACTTCTGGCCGTTCTGCGTGGTCGTGTTGATCGATCCGTCGGTGTTGAGTAGTGCCTTGCCGAAGCCGGCGGACTCGTCGACGCCCTGCTTCAGCGCGGAATTGAAGTCCAGGATGGTCTGATTCAATTGGGCTTGTGCCTGCGCCTGGTCGATCTTGCCGCCGTTGAGCCGGTCCAAGGCATCCTTCAACGCCGATGCCCGGTCAGCCGCGGATGCCTCGGAGTCGGACAGCTTGCCGAAGTCGTCGATCAGGCCGGACGCGTTCTCACTGGTCGTGCCCATCGCTTGCGCGGTCTGGTTGACTCGCTTCTGAGCTTCGCTCAAGTTGTCGTTCGCCGCGCCGATCGACGTGCCCAGCTTGTTGAAGTCCCCATTCCCGTTCTGGATGACCGACCACAGGTTGTTCAGCGGATTCTCGACTGTCTGACCGTCGACGCTCATCTGCCCAAGTGAATGGGACACCTTGTCGATGGCGTTCTTGTTGCCCACGGCGGCCTCGACGAAATCGTTCGTCGTCAAACCAGCGGCATCCATGGCCGTCTTGTAGTCACCGATGTGGACGGTGTTCTCCAGCCAGCTCAATGTCTGCTCGCGGAGCTGGCTGTTCACTTCGCCCAGTGCTTCTGCGTTACCGGTTTGCGCATCCAGCAGCAGGCCGAGCTGGAGGCCCTGACGGCTGGCCGCCTCGTTGACACCGTCGGTGGCGTTCTTGTTGGCCTGCAACCGACGGGTCTGCTCGGTGACCGCGCCCGTCGTCTGGTCGAGTGACCCGGCCAGGTCGGAGACATCCCTCTTGTGCTCCGCAGCGGCCTGCGCGGCCGCTTCCTGCTTTGACGCCAGGTTCCCCAATAGAAGAGAAGCTCCGGCCACGGCGATGCCGAACGGGCCACCCAGGGCGCTCACCAGACCGCCAGCGGCCAGCTTCAGGCCCGTTCCGGCGGCTGCGGCGGTGCCGGCCAGCCCGCCGAACCGCTGCGCACCGTCCGCCGCGGACCGGAAGCTGTCGCGCATCTGGGACAGTGCAGGGCTGCGTTCCACCAGCGTGCCCAGAGCAGCGCCAAACGTGCTGATCGGGCTACCCGCCGCGGCCGCACCAGCCTGAATGTCCCGGGTTTGCTGCACGAACTCCGAGGCCGTGCGCACCGCCGGGATGGCCGACGTGTTGAACGCGGCCGCTGCGGCACCCATCTTGCCGATCGACTCACCCGAGGCGGCCGCCAGCGCCTGCTGGACACGCATCTCGTCGGAGAATTGGCGGACCGTGGAAACCACGCCCGTCACGGCACTGCCCGTTGCCCGCACCGGTAGGGTCAGCGCGCTGACGGACTTGCCGAAGATGCCTGTCTTCTTGCCCGCGTCGTCCGCTGAACTGGCCGCGCCAGACAGCGCCGACTTCAGGCCGCTCAGGATCGACGGGCCAACACGCAGCGCGACCAGCGCCGTGACCGCGGTTTGCACCGGGCCCGGGAGATCAGAGAACGCGTGCACCACGTCGCCGACCACGACGGCCAGCGGGTGCACCAGACCGGCCGCAGCCTTCGCGCCATCGCCGACGACACCCAGCAGGGTGCCTGCGGTGCGCAGTGGACCGCCTGCCTTGTCCAGGCTCTTCGCGACGTCGCCGGCCGCCTTCGCGACCGGTTCCAGGCCCTTGGCCACCGTAGAGCCGGCCTGCTCGACATCCTTGACGTAGGTGACGACGATCGCCACGGCCTCGGCGGTGGCGTCTCGCAGACCTTCGACGATCGGTTTGCCGAGTTCTTCGGCTTCCTGACCGATCTGTGCGGCCCGGGACTTGATCGCGTCGGCGACCTGCGGTCCGAACAGTTGCGCTGCCTTGACGCCGTCCTGCAGCGCGGTGACAGCCTTCTGCCCGACGGTGCTGAGCACCGTGGTGCCCTCGCGCACCACCGCTTCGGCCGCTGGCGCGATGACCTGGAAGATCTGCAGTTCGATGGTCTCCAGAGTGGACTGGAAGCCCTGGACCGCGCCGCCGAGACCCTTCATCTGGGCCTGGGCCACCTGGGACGCGCCGCCGGCCTTGCTGACCGCCTGGGACATCTTCGTCCAGTCGGCGCTGGTGTCCTGCGCTGCGACGCCGGCCAGCCGGACCGCGTCCGTGCCGAACACCGTGGCGGTGGCCTGCGCATACTGGGCCTGGGTCATCCGGCCTGACGCATCGTGCAACTGCGCCATGATGGACTGCAGGCCGACGAACTGACCCCGCGCGTCGAAGACCTTCAGGCCGAGGTCCTTGATGGCCGCCGCGGCCGGCTTGCTCGGCGCCGCCAACTGGGTCAGGGCCGTCTTCAGCAGCGTGCCGGCGTCCGAACCCTTGATGCCGGCGTTGGCCAGCAGTCCTAGCGCGGTGGACGTATCGTCGATGCTGATGCCGAACTGGTGCGCCACAGCACCGGTCTGGGCGAGTGCCTGCGCGAAGTCGGTGATGTCGCCGCTGGACTGGTTGGCCGTGTTGGCCAGCACGTCGGCGACATGTCCGGCGTCGGCGGCCTTCAGGCCGAACGAATTGAGCGCGTTGGCCTGGATCTCTGCGGCCTGGGCGCCGGAGATCTGCGCGGCCGCGGCGAGCTGCAGCGTGCCCTTGGCGGCCTGCATGGCCTGATCGACGGTCAGGCCGCCCTTGGCCAGTTCCAACATGGCCTGTGCCGCGTCGGCCGCCGAGGTGGCCGGCAGGGACAGGTCGTTGCCCAAGGCGATGGCCTTCGCGCTCACCGCGGCCATTTGGTCGCCGGTGGCACCCGATACGGCCTGGATCTGGTTCAGGTTGTTCTGGTAGTCCGTGCCGAGCTTGATGACGTTCTTCAGGCCGACCGCGGCGATGCCGACGCCGGCCGTGACGGCCAGGCCGATGCCGGCGCCGAACTTGCTCAGCGCGCTACTGGACGTCCGCAGCCCGGCGGCGAGTTTCCCGTCGAACCCCTGCAGGTCGGGGTCCACCAGGATATCGATCTTGCCACCGGGCATGCGTCACCTCCCAGGTCAGATCAGTCCGGCCGCCCGGTCCCATTCGTCGAGTGTCACCGTGCGCGGCGCCGTGGACGGCTGGTGTGCTTCCAGCGCGGCGGTGTAGTCCCGCATCCGTTCGTCGGCCGCCCACGGGGGGCGTAGCGCGATCGGCGGGATGATCGGGTGCGGGGGCGGTTTGCGGTGGCGTGCCGCACGCCGTTCGCGGATGACCTCTGGATCGTTCGGGTCGATGGTCCGGTCGGCCCAAGTCAGATCCAGGGCGTAGGAACGGACTTCCAATAGCCGCGCGGTGTTCTCCTCGTGCGGACCCCAATGGTCACGCAGACCACGGTAGAGGGCCATGAAGTCCTGGACCGGCCTGGTGAAGAAGCACTCGCGCAGGTCGAGGTGGTAGTGGCGGCGGAAGGATGCGAATGTGGCGTCCCAGTGCGGTCCGAGGATGCCGATCAGGACGCCGAGGATTCCCCCGGCCGGTCGGCCTCCTCGTCGGCGATGAAGCCTTCGAAACAGCCGCTGGCGTGCAGGATCGCCGTCGTCACGACACGCATGTGCGGCCTGGGTGTGAGTTCCAGTTGCTCGTTCAGCCGGGCGGCATCATCGCCGACGAGTAGCCGGAATGCCTCCTCGTCACGCTGTTCACCGGCCAGCTGGTGGTAGGCGACGATCTCCGCCGGGGTGAGGTCGGTGCGCACCTGGTAGGTGTGCCCGGCGAACTTCACCGGCTTAGGCAGCAGTCGGCGGCCGGCGAGGAGCGCGTCGAGGTCGAGCACGTCACTCGCCGGCCGGTCGCTGTTCTTCTTCGGGGCGCCTGCCATGGGTCCTACTCCGATCAGGCCAGGGGGTTGAAGTTGGTGAACTTGCGCACCGCGTCGTGTCCGCTGGCGGGGGCGAGCGGCTTGATCTCGATGTCCCAGCCGGCCAGGTCCGAGTCGTCCATTGTCTGCGGTGGTGGGCTGGCCAGGGTGGCACGCTCGCAGTAGTAGGCCTGCTGCTTGGTGCCCGACACGACGCGGATGAGGATGGAGAACTCCTCGTCCTCGCCCTGTACCCATTCGAACGGGCTGGCCGACCCGGAGATCGACCCGCCGGCCAGGATGGTCAGGGCGGTGGCCTTGGAGTAGTCGACCGGCCGGAACTTGATCGAGGTCGTCGGCGGCTTCTTATCCGTCGCGTACGCCGCCCCGGACTTGTCGTTCCAGACGGTGTAGTCCTTGGTGTCCTGGCTCGGCGTGACCGTGAAACCGGCCTCGATGCCACCGAACGCGTCCATGTTGGTCGCGACGGTGGCGATGATCAACTGCGGCTGGCTGGCGAACGGGTCGGTCGGCGGGTCGTAACCGGCCGGGCCACGGAAGGCGTCCCCGTCGAGCCACAGTGCGGCCGAGCCCGGATCGACGTAAGTGGACATGCGTCCTCCAGGGATGGTTGTGGATGATCGGGCGCCGGAAGAACAGGCCCGGACCGCCGCTCAGGCGCCCCGCCAACGGCGGTCCGGGGGTCAGTGCTCGGTGTGCACCGAGAGTTCGAGCTGCACGGAACAGCCGTACATCACGGCGTCCTGGCCGCGGCTGTCGTCCACGGTCTCCGTCGGTCCTTGCAGGATGTGCAGCTTGTAGAACGCCGTGGCCGAACCGTCGCTGTAGGTCTGTTGCTTGCCCTGCAGTGGGCCCAGTACGCGGACCGCTTTCGCGGCCTGCCGCCACACCGACAGGAAGGGGTCCTCGTCGGCGCCCGGGTTGGCGGGGGGAACCCAGGCGATGATCGTGGTGACCATGCGCCACGCGCTGGCCCTACCGTCGATCGCCGTGTCGGTCAGCGTGCGAACGGTCACGTAGAGGGTTGTGACGTCGTCCTGGCTGCGGCCGGCGATCCGGTCGTTGCACGCCTGACGGAAGTCGTCGTCCGCGGACAGTAGGGCGATGATGGCACCGGACATCCACGGTAGTTCGTCGCTCACCGGCCCTTGCCTCTCCTGTGCGGCACTCGCGCGCTCACGTGGACCGGTTGGGATTTAGTGCCGGCGCGGCTGCCGCGTGGCCGGATACCGGAGTAGCGGCCGAACTCGCTAGCGGTCGAGGTGAGCGTGGCGTGCGCTGGCGTGTCGCTGGTGCCGTACTCCTTGTAGCCGGCGTCCGGGTCCTCGTCGACCACCCGGATCGTGTCGCCGTCGGCCGTGATACCGATGCCGTCCCGGAATGCCCCGGTGAGCACCGGCGCCGCCGCCCTAGCCTCGTCGGCGATCTGCGAGGCGATCCGCATCCGATCCGGCGTGGACAGGTGGTTGGCCTCCGAGATGGACTCCGCAGCGTACACGGTGATCCTGATCGTGGTGGCCATTGTTCAGCCCTGCAGGTCTGAGATGAGGCGTAGGGAAGCGGCCATGAACTGCGGGTTGCGGTGCGGCCGGGACACCGGGTTGCCCGAGACGATGTAGTCTCGGCCGTTCTCGTCGGTGACCTTCGTCTTCGACGTGATCGGCGATCCGGGCGGCAGTAGCAGGTCGAACTGGCTGACCGTGGTGTTCTGCTGCGCGGTCAGTTCGAACTGCGACCGCAGCTCAGTGACGGGTCTTGCGGCGAGATACGCCGGACTCGTCACCGTCACCGCCGGGCCCGGCAGCATGTTCCGGGTCACCGGGTCCTGCCTCGCTGGTCCCGGGTTCGTCAGTGTCACCGTGTGCGGGAAGCTCGGACGCACTGTCGACCTCCTTCACCTCGCCGCGGGCCAACCACTCGGACAGTGGCCCGTAGGCGCTGCCCCAGTGGTGGTTTCCCTCGTTGTCGACCACGTGCACGACGCTCATGTCTCACCCCGGGATGATGGAGAACGCCCTGCCCTCCGGTGCACCGGACAGCAGGTCGATCTCGTCATCGGTCATGGCCAGGCCGGCGGAATCGGCCTTGGACAACTGGTAGGCGTACTCCGGATAGGTCTCCGACATCACCGTGGCACCGCCGTGGTCGACGGCCTCGGCGAGTCGAATGACGATCTGGCAGGCGACCGCCAGGACGAGGTCGGAATCGACCTCGCTGCTGGCGATCCTGTCATCCAGCCCGGACGACTTGGTGCGCATCAACGCCGAGACGTCCTTGAGGAGCAGGGTGACCTTCTGCTCTTGGCCGGCGTCGAACGTCGTGTTCAGCCGTGCGGCCACGTCGGACGGCAGGGCGTAGGGCACACCCATCAGTCGTCCAGTTCGTCCACGGCGGCCATGATGTCGTTGCGGGACATCTGGTCGCCTACCTGAAGGCCACGCGACTGCGCGTAAGCGGCCCACTCGTCCCGGCCACTGCCGGGGCCGGACTTCCCGGGCCGCTTCACCTCGCCGCCCGTGCCCGCTCCGCCCTGGTCGCCGTCCTCGTCCTCGTCCTGGTCGTCTCCCGGCTGGTCGTCGGCGACGTAGGCGTGGGGACCGATCATCTTCGCGGCCCAGGACGGCGGCACGGTGCCGGCGAGGAGCACGCGCCGGCCGTGCTCCTCGTCTTCCACGTGGACCGTGTAGGCCAGCTTCCGATCCATCAGGTCCTCCTACAGGACGGTCGCGGCCATCGCGAGGTTCGGGTTCGCCAGGACGGGCATGCCGACCGCGGACGCCTTGGTCCACAGGCTCGGCGGGTCCTCCTCGGTGTACGCACCCGCGACGATGCCGCCCTGCTGGCCCTCGGACAGGCCGAACCGGGGATCCATGGCCTCAGCCGGAATACCCCAGATGGTGCTGCCCAGGGTGGTGTCGTCGGTGCTGCCCGGTGCCGGCAGGAGCAGGACCTTGTTGTCGGGGATCGGCCGGGTCGCGGTGGTGCCGACCTGGACCTGCACGTCGTACAGGGTGATCGGCGGCAGGCCGAACGCCTCCAGGGTGGCGTTGATCGCGGACTGCGACACGACGGATGGCTGGCCGGCCAGCGTGGAATAGGTCTGCCGGAAGTCGGTGGACCGCATCAGGGTGGCCAGCACCCGCCGCGAGGTGACAATCGAGCCGACCTGCGCACCGGTGGCGATGTAGCTCTGCTGCCAGGTCAGCAGGTCCGACACCGGCGTGGCGGTGCTGACCGACCACAGCGTGCCCGGGGTCACCGAGAACGCCGGGTCACGGCCGAAGTTCACGCTGGCCACGACGCCGTTCTCGTTGAACGACAGGGTGCCGTTGACCAGCGCCTCGCCGCGGGCCAGTTCCATGCGGGCCGCGATGCCACGGGCGACGATCACGGCGTCGTTGTAGATGGACTGGACCATCGGGTCGGCGTTCTGCAGGCGGCGCAGCCGCAGCCGGGTGTACTCGTCGAGCAGCATCTTGATGCTGATCGGCGGCAGCTCGCCGATGAGCCGCTTCAGGCCCTCGCGGGACCCGATGGGGCTCTCCGCGTTGTAGGCGCGGAACGTCGCCGAGCGGGCCAGGCCGAGCTGGCCGGCGGTGACCCGATAATCGATGTCCTCGATGGTGCGGTTGGGCAGCCACTGGGACAACGCGAACTGGTTGAGCTGGATGTCGACCAGCGCCTGGCGGATAAAGCCGGTCAGCTCCACCGGCAGGATGTAGTCCGTGTTCAGATCCATGGTGGACGGTCCTCCTTACCGGTAGATGAAGTGGCCGTTGGTGGCCTGGGCGGTGGCGTCGACCGTGATGATCGGCACCTTGGCGGTGTTGATGATGCCGACCTCCAGGACGGCACCCTGGACGTTGGCACCGGTGCGGGACAGCGCGACGTCGCCGAACAGGAACCCGGCGAGGTTCTGCGTGCCGTCGGAGGCGGCGGGCTTGTACGGTCCGTACAGGCCGGTCGCGGTGACCTTGCCCAGTGGCAGGCCGGACGGGTAGTAGCCGTTCGGCGCGTGGGTTCCGGTGGTGAACAGGCTGGCGTTCAGCGTGGCGGACTTCGTCGCGCAGGTACCGAACTCCGACCCGAGCCAGGTGTAGTCACCGCCGCTGAAGTTCTGCGTCTGGATCGTGAGATCCATGACTTCCTCCTATGAGGTTGCGGGCTGGGGTGGACGGTTCTTGTTCTTGAAGGCCTCGTAGGCCTTCTGGCCGTCCGTGAGGGTCTTCGCCGGCGGCTCGCCCGACGACGGAGTTCCCTGGCCGGGATGGGGCTGGTGGCCAGGAGTGGTGCTGGTGTTGCCCGCGGCCGTCGCGGCCGCCTGGAGCTGGGCGATCAGGGCACCCTGGGCTGCCAGCTCCTCGGCGGTGGTGGCCGTGAGGAGCGGGGCGTACTCGGGTGTGATCTTGTGGGTCAGTGCGGTGTCGCTGCGCATGCGAGCGATCTCCGACTGCTCCAGCCGTTTCTGGATCTCGGCGAGCTGCGCGGCCAGTTTCTCGTCGGCCGGCCGCTGGTCGGTCAACTCTCTGAGCTGCTTCTCCATCTCGCCGAGCTTCCGTTCGGCTTCCTTGCGGGCGTCGCGCTCCGCATGGAGTGCCTTCAGGCCGGCCTCGCCGAGTTGGTCACCGGCCGGTTGACCATTCGGCTGCTGGCCGTTCGCCGGCTGGGCCGGCTGTCCCTGCTGACCGTTGGATTGTCCCTGCTGCCCGGCGGGTTGTGCCGGCTGGGCCGGTGCGCCACCGCCGCCGTTCGCCGGCTGTTCGCCGGTCGGTGCCGAACGCAGGTAGCGGGACATACGGTAACGCGCGGTGTTCCTCATCGCGAGGAGTCCTCCAGGGTGACGCGCGTGAGCGTCGCGCTCAGCGCAGGTATCCGAAACGCCGGAGCTGTCGCAGCACCTCGGCGCGGTCCCAACCCAGTTCGCCGGCCAGCCGGTAGATCTCGTCCGGCAGGAGACGCGGCGGGGTGGCAGTGCGGTATCGATTCCCGGGCAGCTTGCGCAGCTCGGAGTCTGGGCGTCGGCGCAGCGTGCCGTCGGCGAGCATCTCGTACCCGCCGAACAGGGCCCGTTTCGTCGTGCCGACCGTGGTGGCCTGTACGTCCTTGCCGTAGGCACGCATCGTGGTCACACCGGAGTAGGCGTTGACCACCTGGGCGATGTCGGCGCCATCGCGGATCGCTTGGGCGGCCGCCTCGCCGAACGTGGCGTCCTGCTGCTGGGCGGTCAGACTGTCGAAGTAGTGCCGTGGGCTGGTCGTCCAGTCCTCGGCGGACTCGGCGGCCGGGACGTTGACGCAGTCGCAGCGCGGGTGCCGGTCGAATGCGGCCATCGAGTGGTACACCCGGCCGGCGAGGATCGCGCATCGTGAGCACGACGGTGGGTTCAGCATCCGCACGTAACCACGGACTGCGGGTCGCGCTTGCATCCCGGCCTGTACCGCAGCCCGCCCGGCGTCCTGCACGCCGTTCAGGACGATCGAGTTGGCCACCAGGCCGCGCGCCTGTGGTGCAACGGAGTTGCCCGCGAACACGAGCAGGCGCAGCCACGAGCCGCCGCCGTCAGTGAGGTCGGCGAATCCGTCCGGGTTGACCGCGAACGCTGACGTCGTGTTCACGCCCTGCGCTGTGAGCGTGTCGTCGAGGTAGCCGTCGGCCAGTCCGGCCGCAGCCACCTGGAGCGCCAACAGGTCTGTGCCGATTGCCGCGACCGCGTCCCGCCACGCCTGTGGCGATGTCCCCGCCCGGCGCAGAGCCTGCTGGAGTAGCTGGATCGCGGCGAGCGTGAGCTGACGGATGGTCCGCTGGTGCGCGAACGCGGCCTCAGCCACCGACGCGGGCAGCACCGACCGCGCCGTTCTGTGTGATCGCTACCGGACCAAGCCCGCGGGGGAACTCGCCTGCCGAGGTGGTCGGACCTGGCGTTTCTCCCACCGGCTGCGGCTGCGGTTGAGCCGGTTGGGAACCGACGTCCAGTGCGCGCAAGCCCTGCACGATGGCCGCCGCCTGTCCACCGGGTGTGCCCTGGCGGGCCGCGATGGCCGCCCGCTGCTGCGGCGACAGGCCGATGAACTCACGGGCGGCCTCCTCGTCGAAGATGCCGACCTGCAGCGCCTGCACCGCAGCGGCCATCTTGCTGGCCTGCGTCGGCGTGCTGGCGTCCCGCCACACGGTCTCCAGCTTGATCGCCTGCGACGAGTCGCGGCCCATCACGTCCAGGCCGATCCGGATCGCCTGCTCCCACGCCTCGCCGTAGGTGACCTGCTTGCGCTCGGCGCGCTTCACCAGGCGCGCCTCCGAGTACAGGATCGCCTCAGCGCTGACCGGGTTGTCCGTGGTGTAGGCCATATAGTGCGCCGGCAGGCCGTACAGCGTGCCCGCGACCGACGCCATCAGCTTGATCGTGTTGTGGAAGTTGGTCATGTCCGATGCGGTGAACTGCCCAACCTTGAGGTACTGGTTTCCCTCTTCGGTCTCCGCGTTCAAGCCCCACACCGCACCGGTTGCGATCTTCCACGCGGGCAACGGTTTCCCGGTCTTCGGGTCGACGAAGTCCGACTCGCGCGCGCCGACCGCCCACCGACGCGGCAAGCTGTGATGTTCGATGCCGGCCAGCATGTTCGTCGCGACCTGGTTCGCCGCATCGGCCGGTGACTTGATGTCGTGCAGTTCGGTCCGACCGTAGCCGCGGCGCGGCCGGTTCAGCATCGGCACCACCGGGACCAGCGGGCTGGCCTGCTCGCGAACATCAGCCAGTGACCATCCCGGATTGGACTCGGTCATCGAGCCCCACTCGAAGATGTACGACCGACCGGGCAGCATCAGCTCGCCCATGTCCTCAGTGGGCAGGTTCTCGTCGGACTTCCACACCTGCAGGGCGGCGATCACGCGCCGCGTCCTCGGGTCCGTCTCGACCGCGACCTGCTCCGGATACTCCACTGTGATCAGCGGGTAGCGGCCCGGACCTGGGCCGACCATCAGGAACGCCTCGCGGGTGACCTGGGCACAGATGTGCGCCTCACCGGATGCCGCGTCGAGGTTGTTGGCCTGCCACATGCCCTCAATGTCGTCATCAGGCGAATCGACACCGCCCAGGCGGAAGCCCTCGACCGTCAACCTCTCGTCGGTGGCGTCGATGACCAGGCCGGGCCAGTTGATGACCAACGCCGGGAACCTGTCCTGCTGCTCGCGGATGATCCGGGCCACGTAGTGCAGTGGCTGCGTGCCCTCGTAGTAGGACCAGTTCAGCCGGTGTTCGTGGACGTAGCGCAGGCGACGCAGGTTGAGCCGCTGGAACCAGTCCTCGGGAGACAGCATGCTCAGGTCCACGCGGCCTCCCTCACGATAGGACGATCGCCCGCGGGCGGCTGCGCGCCTTCAGCGCGCCGGCCGCGACGGCGTCACAGCGGGCCTCATGGGCGAGGACGGTGGTCATGGCCAGGTCGATCTTCTGGTGCTGGGTCGGCTTGCCGAGGATGTATCGCTCGCCTGGACGGGCGACCTTCCGTGCGTTGTCGACGTGCTCGTTGCGGACCCGGTTGTTGTCGTGGGTGATGTCGCCGTTGGCCAGGTCCTGCGTGAACCGCTTCAACGACTCGTGCATCTGCGTGATGCGGTTGGTCTCCCAGATCACGATCTTCTTGGTGCCGTACTGCAGCTGGTACTCCTCGATCTGGCTACGCCAGGCCCGCGGGTCGAAGTAGCCACGCACCACCCGGTATGTGTGCGTCAACTCGTCCATCGCCGCGTTCACCTCGCCGACCGGGATACGCCCGTCGAACTGCGCTGGGTCCCAGAACGTCGGCCGCGCGTCCGGGCCGTAGGTCGGGATGAACGAGTAGCCGTCCAGTGTCTCGGCGGTGATGGCTGTCCAGTCGTCGGTCTCCGAGCCGTCGAAGCCGAGGCAGACCTGCGTTCCCGGCTCGACGGTCCGCGGTCGCTTCGCGCGCTCCCAGACGCCCTCGCGCAGCCATGACGACCGGCCCGACTTCGCCCGGTTCCCGAAGAACCGCTCAGCCTGCGAGTCCTCGCCGCGGTCCAACAGTTCCACCGCCTCGGCGTCGATGCGGTCCAGGTCGACCCACCAGCTGTCCCCGTACACGGCGCGCAGGATCTTCCGGCGTTCCGCCTTGTTCCGGATGGACAGGTTCTTCGGCGCCTCGACATGGTCGCGGTACACGTCGTCGACCGTGGTCGCCGCGGTCTGCTGGGCCACGCTGTTCTCCGACGGGTTCCACGCGTTCGTCGTCTCGATCGCCCGGCCGCCCATGCCGGCCAGGCCGCGCTTCTGCGCGTCGGCCAGCTCATGCCCGCGGTTGGACTTGACCCAGATCCCCGTCTCGTCCTGCAGCACGAACGTCACCCGCTGGCCCAGCCGGGACCGGGCGTTCGAGGTGACCGGGTCGATCCGGCCGCCGCCACGCAGGTTGATCCGCGTCTCCGCGGTATCCGGGATCAGGTCGGTCAGCGGCCCCAGCTCGATCATCGGCTGCAACGCCGAGTACACGTTCGCCGTCTGGTCGTCCGACGTGGCCGTGATCTGAATCAACGGTGTCGGCCACGGCCGGCCCACCGGCTCCCCGTCGGCATCCCACCCACCGAACAGCGCCGGGCCTTCCGCCTCGTCACAGATGATCGCCGCGGAGAACGGGCCCTTGCCCCACTTCTGCGGCCGGACCAGCTGCGAACGCCGGTAGCGCCACGCCATGCTCGGCCGGGCCGGGTCCGCGGTCTCACGGAGCCGGTAGTGGTGGACGAGGAACCGCCACATCTCATCTGTCAGCTTGTACGGCTCGCCGATGTGGTCCCCGTCCGGGATCACGCAGTGAGCTTCGATCCAGTCCCCGATCGTCCAGCCGAGGCTGGGAAACTCGCCGGGGTAGTTCGGACCTCGCCAAGGCATCGCGCCTCCAGCGTCAAGGTCAACCGGTCTCGTCGACCACCTTCAACCGGCGTCGCGCCGGCGGCTTCGTGGCGGGCTTGCGCGTCGCGCGCTGCTCCGCTGTCTCGTCGGCGACGATCTCCCACTGCAGGCGGAGCATCGCCATCGGCGTCAAGCCCAGACGGTCGGACAGTTGGCGGGCCTCCTTGGCCGCGTCCATGTCGCCCCACTCGGCGAGCACCTTCCACCGGACGTACTGGGCGACATCGCGGAAGTACCGCAGCCGCTCCCACGCCACCGCCTGCGGCAGCGACCACAGCTCGGCCCACATCGCCAGCTCGGCGGCCTCGACATGCTGAGCCTGGTGGTCGAGGAATACCACCTGCTCCAGCGCCCGGCTCAGCTTCCGTTTCTCCGCCGGGGTCAGGTCGTCCTGGCCGGACAGCGCGTCGACCGTGTCCTGGGCTACCTGCAGGTCGATGGTCAGCTTCAGGTTGCGCGGCAGCGGCCACGGTGGCGTCTTGCCCTTGCGGCCCTCGGCTGGCAGTTGGGTGCGGGCTGGCCGGGCGTTGCGGCGGCGGGCGTTCGGGTTCGGCGGCGGTCCCATGCCGGGCATGATGATCACCGCCTCACGTCAGTCTGAGACCCGTACGCAGCCACGCTGGCCTTGCTCGGGGCGTCGGGCCGGTACGTGGGGGGAGGGAGGCCCACCCCGTCCATGATCCAAGTCCGACATGTCCGATTCATGGATTGTCCGATTTACGCCCATTGCACGACCGGCACAGCACCTGCAGCTCACCCGTCGGGCTGCCTCCCGCGGCGATCGACACGACGTGATCCGCAGTGAGATCGCTCGCCTCGTGTCGTGGCACGCCCCAGCCGGGACACCAGTTGCCGTGTGCCAGGCGGTAGGCCCGGACAGCCGCCGCCCTACGTCGTATCTCCGCCGACGTCCTCGTCGCCTTCGTGGGCGTCGTGCGGCGACGATGCCGCTCGTGCTGCCGTGCATGGTCCGGGCAGCGGCCGGTGTCGGTCAGCTCCGGGCAGCCAGGCTGGGAGCAGACACCGGCCACGATCAGCGGCGGTGGTTGAGCAGCGCGTCCGCGAAGGCGAGCGCGTGAGTCGACGGTGAGCCGTCGGATGCCGGGTACTCGGCGAACGTGGCGGCCTCGTGCCGAAGCCACTCCGCCAGGTTGAACGGTAATCCACGGGCGATGGCCGTATCGAGGTCGGCGTGGTCCATCTGGTCCAGCAGATCGGCGGCCGCCTGGATGCGGTCGTGCTCGGACAGGTCGGCCATCGGTTCACCCTCCGTCCTATTCGGGGCGCCGGGTATGCGCCAAGGCAGGGGTGGTGTCGCTCAAGAGGCCCGGTACTCCAGCGGCGTCCAGGTCGGCACCGAAGACACCTGATCCATCATCTGCCGGCCGCGCTCCGCCGATCCGCCGGATGCGTAGTCCTTGGCCACGTCGACCAGGCTGGCCACCGCGTCCGCGTGCGAGGTGTGCTCGGTCTCATCCGGCGCGGCTCGGAAGCCGAACAGCGGCTTGCGCACCACCCACTTGCCGGGTGCTACGCGGGCGATCTTCGGCTTGACGCGCATGTCAGTGGGTGTACGCGGCGAGCTTCGTGGTCGCCTGCGAGCAGGTGACCTTGACCGAGTTGCCGTAGGCCGCGATGGAGCCGAGCGGGATGCCATAGGTCTTGCTGGCGGCCAGCGCGGCACCGGCGGTGTCGAGCACGTTGTAGTCGGCCGGGACCGCGCCGTCGACGCTGCCGGCGTAGCTGATGTGCACGGTGCCGGGCGTGGCACCGGTGGTCACGACCAGCAGCGTGTTGCCGTTGTTCGGGACGCTGTTGCCGTTGGTGATGTCGGCCGTGGCGCCCACCGAGAGGTCGATGGCGACGTTGTGCTTGAGGCTGGTGGCCGCGATCGGCGTGGGTGCCGGCATGGCGCGCTCCTTGATGTTTCTGAATCGAGTACGCGCTGCGACGACCCGATAGTTTGATCTTAGTTCGGGACGAGACACGGCGAAGCCCCGGCCGCATGGCAGACGGTCGGGGCTTCTCGACAGCTCTCGCGAGTCAACATCAAGATACGTTCGCCGCAGGTCAAGCGCAAGCAGCCTGCCCTGTGGCGTGTCGACGCCGGTCGTAGCTGGCCTGCACTTGGTCCATGTCCCACTGGCGGGTGCGGCGGCCGCCGTGCGGGGTCCAACCGTCCTCGTGCGCCCAGCGGCGCAGCGTGCCCTGGGGGACGCCGTAGTGCAGGGCGAGGGCCTCTGTGTCCAGCCAGCGGTGGCGGGGCTTGATCACGGCTCGATCCCATACACTTCGGCCCGGTGAGACGGGGCTGAGGTCACGACTGGTCCCTGCCGCTGATGTCAGGCAGCTTCATCGCGGCAACAGTACGCCCGAATTGGGCGAACGCCGGGGCGGCGATATCGCGGATCGCCGCACTAATCCGCTCAGCCTCCTTGACGATGGCGTCCCGCGTGATGGTCGACAGCTTGGCCAGGTCTTCGATATCGCTCACGATGCCTCCAGCACCTTCCCCAGTCGGAGCCACTCCGCGCGAACCCATTCCCGGCCGCATCCACGGCACCGGATGGTGTCGCCGTTGAGCGGCGCGTACAGCCTCGTCCCGCATTCCCGCTGTCCGTCGTCGACCAGTGTGGGGCACGAACCGATGGGCCGCGGCCTCGGCTCGCCGGTCACCGGGCGCAGGGCCTGCACCAGCTCGTGCAGCTCGCGGGCGTAGTCGTCGACCCAGAGTTGCCGGGTGATGTGGGCGTGTAGGCCGGACAGGTAGGCCACCATCGCGGTGACCGAGGCGTCCCAGACGCGCTGCCCGGTCTCCTCTTCCAGGAGCTGCACCCAGCCGCGCAGCGTGGCGGGTGGGGCGTAGGCACGGCCGGTGGTGGTGGAGCGCGGGTCCATCATGCTCAGCACGTGGTCGTTGGCTGGGGACTTGCTGCGTGGCACGGAGCGCACGCTGGAGCCCTCGCCGGCCGAGCTGGCCGGGCGGACGTCGAGGCGGGCGTAGCGGTCCCGGATCTCGGCGAGGTCGTCGCGGATGTCCAGGCTGCACGAATCGCAGGTGCGGTAGCCGGGGGTGGCGGCGCGCGCCCGGCCCCGTGAGCCGCAGGGTAGGCAGGCTTCCTGGGTGGTCATGACGTGCCTCCGTGGTCTGGGGTCCCCTCGACCCATGGTGGTGTAGACAGGTCTAGGTCGGCGCTGACCCTCCCTGGGGGCAGCGGGAGGTCACGATCTTGGGTTGGCCGGTTCGGACCGGTGCAGCGGAGTTGTCTCGGCGCTGCCCGCTGCCTCGCGCTCGTCGAGCAGCCAGTACGTCTTGCCGCCGTCCCCGGAGAACGCCTTCGAGTTGCGCACGGACTGCCAGATCGGGTAGCCACTGATCGCGGAATGGTCGGTCCACTCGTCGGGGTTGTCGGTCAGCGGTGCCAGCGGCTCGAAGTTGAGCAGTTGGGTCAGGCGCGGCAAGCAGACGGAGTGCGATCCGCCGGAGTGCCCGAACGACGCGTACCGTTCAATGACGGAGATCATCCATTCGGTCACGTCCTGGTCCTCGCCGATCAGTGCGAGTTCCCTGCGTGCGTGCTCGACAAGGCTCATCGGGGTTTCCTCTCGTGCGTTCTGTGCGGGTTTCGTGTGGGGGTAGCGGGAGGTCACGGGCGCTGGCGAGTCGGGAGCGTTGGGGATGCGGCACCGGTCCGGGTGGAGCACGTCGAGCGCGACTTCGCGGAGCGCGGAGTGGCCGCACCAGCAGGTTCCGTCGGTGACGTGCCGGCTGAGGTCAGCCATCGTGGTGGTCCTCCCTGTCCCACTCCCACAGCCCGAGCCGGCCGCTGATCTCCGGTCCGTCGACCAGGCGCACGTTGCCGAGCTTCCAGTGGGCGTGACCCCACATCGCCCACACGCCACAGCCGCAGTGCTCGGCGGACAGCGAGCGCGTGCAGATGTCGACCAGGTCAGCGACGGCCACGATGCGTCCCCTGTCGCTGGTCGGCCGGTCGCCGTGGAACGCCTCGGTGGAGTCGAGCCGCGCATAGCGCAGGACGAAGCTCAGCGCGTCGCCGTCGTCTGGCTTCTTGGCGGCGTGGATGGCGAGCGGGCCACGGTAGGAGGTGGCCCAGGTGCGGTTCTCGATGGTCTTGTGGCCGCGGGCGATGGCCCAGGCCCACGGCTGTCTGATCGTCAGCGCCTTCACGGCTGGTGGTCCTCCCTGTCGGGCACGCCCAGTTGCGCAGCCAAGTCCCGGAGTCGCAGCTCACGCTCGCTGGCGCTCCGGTCCAGTGCGGTCGCCTTGCGGAGCACGGCCCAGGCCGCGATCGTCAGGACGGTGGCGATGGCCACGAGGACGCAGGCGAGGATGATGTCAACCACGGTCGTCCTCCTTGTAGTCCGAGACACGCCCGCAGGTGCAGCCGTCCATCGTGCACATCGGCCGTGGATCTTCGGGGTCGCCGGACACGTCGTGCGCGACCGAGCTGTGTTCGCACCGGTTGTTCGGGCATAGCCATGACCGGAACGCGGTGGTCTCGGCCTGTGGCACGGATGGAGCAGCGGCCACACGAACAACCGACAGACCGCACTCCGGACAGACAAGCGGGCCCGGCACCCATGACGCCTTGCACGTGGGGCAGCTCACCTCTGCTGCGGACTCGATCAACGGGATGCCGTCAACCTCCGCGCCCGGCTCAGCGCCGCCGTCCCGGTCGATCTTCCCGGTGCCGTCGCAGTCGGGGCACTCCTCGACGCGACCGGTACCCTCGCAGCGCTCGCAGTCCGGAAGGCTGGCGTAGTACTCGCCGTCGCACGCGAGGTAGTTCCCGGCCTCGATATTGGCGATCACCTCGGCGCGCTGCTCGTCGGTCAGGGTCGGGCGCGTCGGCTCGGCGGGTTGGGCCGCCACACCTGCTACTCTGGACGCTTGACTGCCAAGAGTTGTGGCTATACGGCCCGGATCGTCTTCGGATGGTCCGGGCTCGTTGCCGTTCAGGGGTTGGGCCGCCACACCCCACCAGTCATGGATGGCATCGACCAGGCGCGCGCCGATGTGCGTCCACGACTCACCCTCGCTGTGCGGCACCTCGGCGCCGATGAGGAACGCTCCGATATCCGCGCCAGCCGTTTCGGGCAGGATCACGGCTCCCTCGAACGCTTCGTCCACGAGTTCAGCTGTAGGCACAGACGACCACTCCATGTCCAGGTGGCCAAGCAGGGCACCACGGGTCGCGCTCATCTCTGCGACGATCTCGTCCCGCTGCTGCTCGGCCTGTGCGAGCCGGGCCTCCAGGGCCGCCACACGGGACCGCAACGCGCGCGCTGCGACCGGCACCGGCGTTCCCGGCTCCGCGCCGCACACCTCGACCACATCACGTTGGATGCGTCGCCACACGTTCCGCTGCCGCTTCAACCGTGCCGACCGCCGCGCCATCGCCCGCAGCATCGCGGACAGCCCGGCGGCTTCCTCGGCCCACCGGAAGCGGGACTCGCGCAGCTCGTCGACCTCGGCACGCAGGGCGGCCTTCTCGCGGCCAACCTGCTCCCACCACTGGTCGCGCTGCGCCAGCAGGTTGCCTAGCTGGGCACGGTTGCGGTCCCGGTCGTGCCACGCCTGCTCCCGAGTCTCGATCGCCGACGCGAACTGTGCGCGCGCCTCGTCCCGGTCGGCTTCGGCCTGCCGTAGCCGCTCCACCAGAGGCGCCACGACCTCGTCATGCACCCTGGCCGCCATCCGGCCGTACGGTGTCGGGTCGGCCGGGTCCGGTGTGATCCTGCCGGTGGCCGCGTCGTGCAGGACACGGGCGATGTGCTCGGTCCGCTCTCGGGTGTCCTCCCCCGCGTCCCGGGGGGTGTCATCGGGGGTCACGCCGCCTCCTGTCGTAGATGGACCATCAGCAGGTCCCCCAGCCAGCTCGTGTACGCAGGGGGCAAAGCCTGGGAGAGTTCCCTGCGGGACATCCAGTCGATGCCCATCGCCTTACGGGCCTCGTCCGGGTGGAACTTGTAGCCGCGGGTCATCTGGCCGGCGCCGCCCGTGCCGTAGACGCCGCCGATCGACCTGCCCGAGCAGGCATCGGTAGGGCTCAACTCCCAGAACGAGGCGTCGAACCAGCGGTGCCGTCGCAGGATGCGACCGTTGGCGCCCAGACCGAACATGGATCCGCACAGCAGCAGCATCGGATGCATGTCGGAGCCCTCGACGTTCTCCAGCACCCACGGGCGGCCCAGCTTCACGAGCGCTGCGCGGGTGGCCTGGAGAAGCCAGCCGGTGCCGTCCTCGCCCGAACGGGCCGCGAGCGCGGTGTGGTCGTGACAAGGCGGACTGGCGTGGATCACGTCGAACTCGTGCCCGTGCTCGACGAGGAATTCCAGCGCGTCGGCCTGGTGGTGCTCGAACGGGTACCGCGGCTGCGGCTCGATGTCCACGCCGACCACCTCGAACCCCGCCTGGTGGTAGCCCATCGCGGCCCCGCCGGCGCAGGAGTAGAGATCGAGAAGCCGCGGCCGGGTCACGCCTGCGCCTCCCCCGGCTGGGCGCCCGGGTGGGCCGACAACGGACCACGGGGGCAGTAGCTGCGATGAGTGCCCGGATCGCAGCCGAACGGGCACCACGGCTGCTCGTCGACCCAGTCCGGCGTGTTGGGTTCCATGCCGAACACCGCGCACGGGCACACGTCGCCGTCACCGCTCCAGTGCGTGCACAGCTCCATGCGGCACCTCATGCCTCACCGCCCGGCTGGGCGCCCGGGTGAGAGGACACCCCGGCGACGGCAGCGAGCGTGAGCCGGTCCTCGCTGGCCTCGACAGACGCCATGCCATCCCGAGCGGCGCAGTACACCCACGAGTCCGCCTCGTCATCCCAGTAGCGGCGGTGGATAGTGCGGGGCGTGGTCCACGAGCCGTAGAGCACGTCGTCGCCGACGTTGAACTTCGGCGCGGGCATCTTCTCGGCCGTCCCGTCGCCGTTGTCCTCGCCGCCCGCAGAGGCCACGCCGATGCCAGCAGCCGCGAACACAGCCCGGACGATGTGCTCCGACGCCAGGTCGCCCAACGATCGATCCGTGCGCGTAAGGGCCTCGTCGTCAGCAGCCTGCCGGGCGGCCTCGAACTGCTCAGGGGTGATGCCCCGCGGGGTGTCGGGCAGCGTGCGCGGGGTGTCGCCTGTGGTGGCCAGAAAGCCGCGATCGCGCAATGCTGCTACGACATCGGCTGCGACCGCCTCGGCGATCACGCCGTCGGAGTGCTCGTGTCGTGCGCGTGCCAGTGCGGCCTCTCGCGCACACGCGGCAATCGACCGGCGCGCGGCCTTGTCTGTGGGGTCGGTGCTCACCGGTCAGTCCTCCTTGGTCACGGTGGTCGTGATGCGGGCGCCGAGAGCGAGTGCATACCGGCGAAGGGTGGACAGGCGCGGGTCGGACTCGAACGCTTCCAGCTCGCGCACGCTGTCAGCGGTGGTGCCCATCCGCTCGGCCACGATGGCGACGGGCAGTCGCCGCGCGAGGCGCAGCCGGACGAGTGCGCCGATCATGGCGTCGTCGTTGGCCACCAGATGGCAGGCTAGGCGTTGCGTCGGGTCGTTCATGTCGATTCCCAGCGCGTCGGCGATCGGGTCAGTGCTCACTGCTTCTCTCTCGGGGCGGTCGGGTCGGTGGTCATGGCACGCAACTCGGCGGCACGTTCGCGGATGAGGCGCTGCACGTGCTCCACCGCGCTGGCCCGGTTGAACCGGTTGGCCTGCCGGAAGCCAATCCGGACGGCGTCGATATCGCCGTCCATCAGTCGGTCCAGTTCGGCTGCCACGATGAGCGGTGCGGCGGCCTGGACGGCGGTCGACGCGCAGTCGTAGGCGTCGCTGGATGCCATCGGCCAGTCCGAAATCGCCGCGCTGGCCGCCTCGTACGCCTCGTCGGGGATCTCCATGTCACGCCTCCTTGGTCTCGGCCGACCGGACCTCGGCGGCCATGGCGAGGTCGTACAGCCGCTGCCACTCGAAGTCGCCCAGACCGCGTTCCGCCATGTACTGCGGGCCACCCGGACGCGGCCGAGGCCAGACCGACCGGCCACCGTCGTAGGACCCGAACCGTGCCCGGATCACGGCGGTGGCGTACCGGCAGCGGGTGGCACGGTCGAGGTCGACCAGCATCGGGTGATCGCGGTAGGTGGCCGGGTAGTTGTCCCGTGCGTACGCGTAGCTGCGTTCCCAGTGGCATTTCCACACGAACATCAACACGGCGCCCTTGTCGACGTCGGACAGTTCGTCCCAGGTGGGCAGGCGGGTGGCCTCCAGCCAGGGCTGACCGGGTTGGTGGGAGCCGGGGCAGCGGTGGCCGCGTGGCCCGTGGGCGTAGAGCAGGCACGGGGATTTCGGGGTGCGTTGTGCCAGCCAGGGGTGGATCTCGTCGCACGTGGTGCAGGCGGCGTGGCCGGGTGGGACTTCGCGATAGACGCGCTTGGCGGTGGTCACGGTGTCTCGCTCCTCTCGGCGGCGGCGTCCTGCCACTCGATTCCCTCCGGGCCATCGTCTGTCCGGTCCCGCTGTGCGGGCGTGAGGGTGCGCCAGATCTCCAGACGGCGCGTAGTCGAGCCATGCGAAGACTGCCTCGTCCGGTTCGAGATCAGTCCCATACTGCTGCTGAGCAAGAAGCTTGATTGTCGTGTAGTCCATCTCTGTCCTCTCTCGGACTACTATCGTTCGTCCTCTCGACAGAACGTGCAGGTGCCGGGCGGGTCGCAATCACAGCCACCACCAGCGAAACGAACCGCGAGAGCCAGGCCCGCGAGACACAGCACCCCGTAACCCAGGCCGAACCATTCCATTGCGTCCATCAGGCAGTCCCTCCGTCCTCGCCGCCCGCACCCGCCAGTGCCGTACGAGCCCGGTCGATGATCTGGGTCAGCGTGACCCTGCGGCGCTCCTCGCCTCTCAACTGCGCCTCCCGTTCGGCAGTTCGACGTTGTCGGCGGTCTCGGTGGTCATGGTGGGTGTGTCCTCCCGGATCAGTGGGCGGTCAGTGACGTCGTGCGCGCCCGGGCCTCGAACCCGGTGTGACTGCCAGCCGCGCCCATTGATCACTCCGGAAGATCCGCCGGCACCTGAATCACGCCACGCGTCAGCTCCGAGGCGATTTCCCACAGCCGCCGCAGCGAGTTTTCACCCGCGAACAGCCCCTCCGGGTCGCTCAGCCCGTACAACTGGGCAGCGGCGGTCGAGATCAACACGCCGTGCTCCGTGTAGTCAGCCTGATCGCCCTCCCACTGCAATCCGATCCCGGAACGAACCACAGCGGTGCCGGCGAGGCAGCACGCGGTGCCACAGGCTGTCTTGCGCGCCCAGACACCCTGGTCCCACTCGTCGGGATGGGCGGTGATCCACTCCAGGTCGGCGCGCAGCTTGTCGACTTGGATGCCGCGGAACTCGCACCACTCCGGACCGGCGAGCTCGTCGAGGCGGGTGAGGTCGATGATGTGGCCGCCCTCGACGGTGGCTGTGGCCGAGTACACGTGCACGGCGACGTAGGCACCGGCGTGAACGGTCGCCTGATCATGGACACCTTGGATGGCCACGGTGCCAGCGGCCGACTCGACGCGGGCGGTGTCGCCCATCGACCCGACGCTGGCGGTGTCGCGCATCCACTCGACGCTGGCGGTGTCGCGCATCGACCCGACGCGGGCGGTGTCGCGCATCGACCCGACGCGGGCGGTGTCGCCCATCCACTCGACGCTGGCGGTGTCGCCCATCGACCCGACGCGGGCGGTGTCGCCCATCCACTCGACGCGGGCGGTGTCGCCCATCGACCCGACGCGGGCGGTGTCGCCCATCCACTCGACGCGGGCGGTGTCGCCCATCCACTCGACGCTGGCGGTGTCGCCCATCCACTCGACGCGGGCGGTGTCGCCCATCCACTCGACGCGGGCGGTGTCGCCCATCGACCCGACGCTGGCGGTGTCGCGCATCCACTCGACGCGGGCGGTGTCGCGCATCGACCCGACGCGGGCGGTGTCGCCCAGTTCTTTGATGGTGGATTTGCCGGCGATGTCGACCTGTTTGCCGTGAGTGTCACCGATTGTGAGCCAGACGCCTGCCGGTGAGTCGATCAGGATGTGGGTGATGCTGTCGTCAGCCAGTGCCATGTCAAGTTCGGCCTGGTTGGTGACGGTGGTGGACACGTGGTCTCCGTTCGTTGCGGTGAGTTCGGTGGGTGTGGTGGTGGTCCCGGTCTCCGGGGAAGTAGAGACCGGGACCGGGTTAGCGGGTGGTCGGCGAGTCGTCCACACGTCTCGCGACAGACGCGCACGACCCGCACATCGGGCTACCGCCGTACGTGTTGGCCGTCGGCGTGCCACAGCTGACGCACTTCGGGTCCGGGCTACGCGGCGGGGTGATCTTGGCCATCAGGTCAGTCCTCCTTGGTCGGGTCGGTCAGGTGGGCGCCGGCCGGTTGGTTGCTCGTGACGCCGAGCGTCGACCACACGAAGTCCCGGGCCTCGCGCAAGCCGACGTGGTGGCTGAGCTGGTGCATCTCGTGTCGGTACTCGCGGATCGCGGCGATCGTGCCGTCGATCGCCCCGGTTGCTTTGATGATCGGCACGAGGCTCGCGGACGCCGAGTCGGCGGACATTTTCGGGATCGCGGCGGTCAACGTCGGCCATAGGATCGGGTCCTTGGCGTCCAGTTCACGCTTGTCGAACAGCGCCACGGGAAAGTCGTCCTCGGTGCCGGTGGACCGCCACAGCGTGGGCTCGCCGCTGGCGTCCGGGTCGACGAAGTAGGTGGTCATCGTGTGTCCCTCCGGCGCCTGCGCCTCACGGTCACGGCGCTCGACCTCGTTACGGACCTGTTCCGGGTCGTCGGAGGTGTCGACGCAGATCGGGTCGTACTCGTCGCCGAAGCGGACGTCACTCTCGCCGTCCCAGTCGTGCGCGAAGCCGACGTAGACGATCCGGTCGGCCGCCAAGCCGGTCATCGTGCGCGGCACGGCGACCATGTGGCCGATGGTGTCGCCGGCATCGTTCGTGAACAGGGTGACCTCGGTCTCGATGCGGATCTTGGTGTCGTGCATGGTCTTCAGTCCTTCTCGGGGTCGGGGTTGTCGACGAGGGCGATCGCGCGGTCAGCCGGGTAGGTGCCGTGCTGCCAGGCGCGCACGGCGTCCCGGTCGGTGGGGTCGACCAGCTCGATGCGGACACCGGCGGGCTGGGTGGCGGGCGCGGTCGGCTGGTCGACCGTGGTCGTCGTGGTTCCGTCCGGATTACGGACAGTTCTGATCATTTCCCCTGCTCCGATCCGTCGCGGTGTCTTACACCTTAGCCCTCGGGTGTAGGACACCGCAACCCTCAGGACTAGTCGAGGCGCAATACACCCGCTACCGTTGACCCCGTGCCCAACGCGCCCAAGACGCCTAACCGCAGCATCCGAGTCCCGGATGACCGCTGGCGTGCGGCGCAGCAGTCCCTCCCCGACGGGCAGACCATCACCGACCTGGTGAACGCCCTGCTGGCCTGGTACCTGCGCGAGAAAGGCGCCAAGCAGCCAGTGCGGCCGGCCGTCGAGCGCGAGTCCGACTGACCTCACGACGGCTCACCCGCCCGGATCTCCAGCCACAACGCCCGCCGACCAGGACCCTCGTGGATCACCGGCATCAGCTCGGTAACCCACTTCGCCGTGTCGTCCGGCACAACCCCGGCATCCACGAGCGCGTCCACAGCCGGCTTCTGTGTGGCCATCAGGTTGCTGGCGTCGCGCCGTCGCGAATCGCCCGGCGCGTAGTGCAGGCGGACCGTGATGTGCTCCTGCGGCGGGATCTTCGCCGCTTTCGCCGCCCACCCGGCACCCTCGCGGATCGCGGCGACGTGCCGCGCTTTGACGCGGAAGTGCCACCGGTCGTTCGAGGACAGCGGCCGGAACTCGCCGACGCCGAAGGGAATGACCATGGGGACGTCGATGCGCCAGGAGCCCGTCACGCCGCACCCCGGTTCCGGCGGCGGTCGTCGCCCTCCAGGACGACCCGCTGGCACATCTCGACGAGCCGGGACGCGACCCGCTCCCCCACCGCCTCGCCGAGCAGTTTCGGCCGCACGTTGCTCGTGATGATCGTCGGTAGGCTGCGCTCGTACCGGTAGTTGATCAACCGGTAGTTCACTTCCTCGGTCCACTCGCTCGCCTTGGCAGCGCCCAGGTCGTCTAGGACGAGCAGCCGTGCGCCGGCGTACCGGTGGAACTCGGCCTCCGCGTCCACCTTGGGCCGCGGCCGCAGCGCGGCGTACACGTCGGCCGCGGTCGTCGCCAGCCACGAGCAGTGCAACCCGGACACGGAGATCGCGCGGATCGCGCCGTACGCCTGGTGTGTCTTCCCGGTCCCGGTGGGGCCGAGCAGCAGCAGCGACGGACCTGTTGACACCGCGGCAAGTTCCGTGCGCATCGCGGCGACCGTCGCGTCCGCCAGGGACCGCACCCACCGGGCCACTTCCGGCTCGGTCACGGTGGCATCGACGAAGTGTGATGGGATCGCGGCCGCCGTGCGCTCGGCGCCTCGCGCGATGCCCTCATTGAGGAAGTGCGGGTCGAACTCGCGATCCGGGTAGATCGCGGGCAACGTGAACAGGGTCGGGTCAGTGGCCATCACAGGTCCTCGTGATAGACGGACTGGTCGATCGGGTTGCGGTAGGGCTGGTAGTCACCGGCAGCGCGGATCGGGACGACGGTCGATTCCCAGCAGTCGCCCTTGAGCCACCGTTCGGCGTCCTTGCGGTAGCGCGGGTTCGGCGTGCTGGCGACGTAGGCGGGGACCGCGGCGAGGATCGTCGTCGGGTCGGCGCGCTTCACGGCACGGGTCCATTCGGCACCGGCGGCGCGCTTGGCACCCTTGCGGCCGTATGCGGCCCAGAACTCCTCGAACTCTGGTGGGTAGGAGTTTCGCGCGCGCTGCGCTGCCGTAGGCAGCGCGTGGCAGTTCAATGGCAGTTCTACTGGCAGTTCAATGGCAGTTCTAGGGCTCTGATCAGCGCTTGTAACGCAGTCGACGGCGTTACATTTGTCGTCGGACGGCGTTACATAACGCTGTCCGACGGCGTTACCGATGTCGTGCGACGGCGTTACAGGCAACTCGGTAACGCCGTCCGACGGCGTTACGTAACGCTCTGCGGGGGCGTTACTTAGATCATCAGTAACGCTTTCCGGCGGCGTTACCTCCTTGCGCAGCAACCGGAACTTGGCCACTCGCGCAGCGGTCGCCTCGCGCTTGCGGGACCGCCGGCCGAGTAGATCGCCGTCCGTCTCAGACCGCGTGGTGTCCATCACCAGCATCCACACGGCGGCACCCGTGCCGCCGTACTTCCCCTCCGACTTGATCAGACCCGCGTCTTCCAGCCGGCGCAGCGACTCCACCACGGTCCGGTCAGCCAGCGTCGTCGCGTCCGCCAGCGTCGCCACCGAAGGCCGCGCCCTACCATCCCGGTCCGCGAACGTGGCCAGGGCGAGCAGGACGTGATGAGCCGTCGAGTCCGGCTTCCCATCCCCACGCCGCAGGATGGGAGCCGACCTCGCCCACTTGATGGCGGCGAACGCCGTCACGCAGCAGCTCCTTTCCGCTTCTTCCGCACCGCCAGGCGCTCCTCGCGCGTGGTCCCACCCCAGATGCCGTGCGCGTCCGCAGCCACCGCCCACAGCAGGCAGTCCCCCTGGACCGGGCAGCCGAAGCAGATGTCCCGTGCTCGTGCCCGCGTCCGCCGCGCCTCGACGGTCGCCTCCTCGGCGAAGAACAGCGCGGTGTCCTCACCGCGGCACGCCGCCCGGTCCCGCCACTTCGGGTCGGACACGTCGGCGTCGACGTGACGCGACAGCCGGTAGGCCCTGGCCTGCGCGCTGATCGGACCCTTGTTCATGCCGCACCGCCTAGTACCTCAGTCGCCGGGCCCACTTCTTCGGCTTCCTGGTCTGCGTCTCGTGCGTCAGGTGCCACTTCAGGCACAGGACGCACAGGTACTTCGACCGCTCCCGACGGACCCCGTTGCGTGCGCGCGCGATCCGACCGAGATGCTTGTTCGCCTCCCGCCGGGTCGGATACTGGGTCCATCCAGACGGGCAGGTACTCGCTGGCTTCGACATCGGTGACACCTCCCTCGTCGTCGAGCAGCACCCACCGATGGCCGAGCCAGATCGGCGCGGCCACCGGGTCAGCGCCCTGGGCGACCAGCCACCCGGTGCGCAGCGCGTAGGCCCGCTCGGACTCGAAGTGCTCGTGCGAACGCCGGCACAGCAGCACGAGGTTGGACGGCTGGTTCGCCGCCGGGTCGCTGGTGCCACCCATGGCCCGGGGACGCCGGTGGTGCAGGTCCAGGCGGACGTCAGCGCGGCCGCAGTGCTCGCACCGCCAGCCGGCACGCTCACGGACGATCTCGCGCACCGACTGGGATGGGCCCGTGTCGCGGCGTCGGGCCTTGGTGGGGCCGCTGGAGCGCAGGCGGGTGCGCTCCAGCGGTGTCGTGGCGACCAGCCGGGTACGGCGGGCCAGGCCCTTACGGCGCGGGATCACACCGCACCCGCCGGGTACTCGTCCCAGGTACGTCCGTCCAGATCGCGGCCGTTGGCCTTCGGGGTGAAGCCGCCCCACTGCTTGAAGAAGAACGGCACCTCGTGGTCGTTGCAGGCGTCCCGGATGTTAGTGATCCACTCGGCGGCGACCGGGCGGGCGTGCGGTCCGGACTCGCCGCCGACGATGACCCAGCCGATCCCGTCGAGGTCCAGCCTGTCGAGCGGGCCGAGGAGGGGTTCGCAGGACAGGAACCGCACCGCGGCCGGCACCGTGCGGAGTTCGTCCACGCGGTGCAGCACGTCGCTGTTCTCCACGGAGACGCCCATCCACACGTTGGCCGGCCACTCCATGGTTGGTGCCAACCTGGCCAACCGCCGGGCGCGCTTGGTGAGCACCTGGTAGGTGTGCTGCGGCGTCGCGGCCATCACCTCGAACACGCGCTGGACGAACGAGGTGGGGACCTTGGCGTGGAACAGGTCGGACATGGAGTTGACGAACACCGTGCGGCGCTTGCGCCAGTGCAAAGGTGCGTCGAGCGCGTCGTTATGCACGGTGACGCCGAATCCGGGGCCGCTGGTGCGCGGGTCGCCGTCGGCCTGGTACTTCGCGGACCCCATGGCCTTGAGGCGCTTAGCCAGGGTGAGGGCGTAGCAGTTGTCGCAGCCAGCCGAGATCCGGTCACATCCGGTGGTCGGGTTCCAGGTCGTCTCGGTCCACTCGATGCCGCTGTTGTCGCTCATCGTTCACTCCGCATCGGTATCTGGACCACCCGCACACCGATCTTGCAGTGCAGGCATGGCACCGGCTGGGCGACCGCCTGGCCCGGCGCGCTGATCGCCACCGGCTTCCCGCCGCACACCTCGCAGCAGTCCGGGTGCGAGGCGAGGACCAGCACGACGCGGTTCACGACTTCGCTCCCTGCTTCTGCAGGTACCGCTGGAACTGGTAGAGGTTGTTCGGGTCCTTCTCGGTAGTGAATTCTCGGCCCTGCGGTTGGTCAGCATCCGATGACCAACCGCGGTACTCGTCGGCCAGGCCGGCCATGTCGCCGCCGCGTGTCTTCCAGATGACGATGCACTGGCCGCGCAGGCTCTTCAGGCGGTCCTCCAGCGTCACCGGACGATCTGACTCCTGGTGATCGGAGTCGACCGGTGTGGCCTTCTTAGACTCCTTTTTCCACATGTCCAGTGCGATGCCGAAGGACTGGCCGGCGTTGCGAAGCGCATCGCCGATGGCTTCCTTGACGGCGTTCGGGCCCTTCTTGCCCTGGGCGTCTCCGTAGCCGATCCGCGTCGTGCCGCACACCGTGAGGTAGATCCACATGCCGCCGTTGGAGTCGAACGCCGGTCGGCCAACGTCGTCGCGGGCCATGGGCTCCCAGTTCCATTCCGGATCGACGTCCAGCAGCCGCTCACGCACGAAGGCGTGGCCCACGAAATCCAGGTGCGTGTGTGCGGACGTCAGGTAGTTACCGCATTCCCGGCATTCCTTGACCTGGTGAGTCTTCTTGTCGCACACGCGGCCTTGCGCGTCGCTGCACGCCTTGCACGTCACGACCGGCCTGTGTCCGATGGACTCAGGAGGGAATGGCGCGCGGAGCCGGTCGGCCTGTTCGCGGTTCACTCGCCGGCCTCCAGTTCCGGCAGCACCGTGCCGTCCAACATCACGCGACCGGAGTTGACCAGTTCGTACACGGCCAGCAGGGCGTCCGGATCGGGCTTGCACGCGACGACCGGCTCGCCCTTGTGGATCGCGATTCCTGGCACGTCCACCTCCCCACCCGGGCCGATCGCCTGCCCGACCGCCGTGGCATCCGTCAGAAGTTCCTGCTTCGCCGCGCTAGTCAGCTTCGCGCGACGAGACAGCAGTTCGGGAGCGTGCTCGAACAGGACTTGCTCGACCTGCTCTGCCGTGCCGGTCACCTCGTAACGGCTCTCCACCCGATCGTCGTAACCGTGCGCGGTCAGCCAGGCGACCAATTCGGCCTCGTCGGTGAGCACAGCTTTGGCTGGCGGGTCGGTCATGTAGACGGCGCCGAGCTTGGCGTTGTCCAGTGGTGACCGCACGATCCGCCGATCTCCCGGTCCGATCAGATCGGCCGCCTCCGCGCGGGCCAGCTCGTAGCGGTCCTTCGTGTGAGAGGACAACGTCTTCAGGACAGCCACGGGCAACAGCGGGTCAGGTGCGCTCATGCCCCACGCTCCGACTCGCACAGGGCGGCGTAGTCCCGGTCGTCCTGCTCGCTCCATCCGTCGTCCTGGCCGATCCGCCACATGCACCGGGCCACGAACAGCAGGCCACCGGCGATGAGCAGCGATGCGAAGATCGTCATGACTGTCCCCTCTTGAGAATGCCGCGACGGAATCCGATCGCCACGGCGTGAGCTTGGCTGCGGGCGGCGAGCCGGCGCATCATCTGCGAGGCGTGCCACCGCGCGGTGCTCCCCGGCATGCCGATCTTGCTGCCGATCTGCTGGTAGGTCAGGCCCTCGGCGATCAGCTCCAAGACCCGGATCATGATCGGGTCCAGGCCGGTCCGGCTGCGACCCTCGGTGGCCGCGTCGATGTAGTCCTGGATGGTCGGCTCGCTGATCACGCCGGGCTCCCCTCAGGAGCGGCCGTGACAATGTCCACGGCGGACGGTTGGAGGATGACGTGGTCCACAGGCCAGGACTCCAGCCACGGCGCCAGAACCAGCCAGCGGACGCCGTGCCGGTCGAACATGTGCTCGACGACGGCGTACTGGCCGCGCAGGTCCACCCGACAGATGGCCTGGAGGATGACCACGATGTCCCCTCGTTGTGGCGTCATGACGGCTCCTTCCCGAACCGCTGCGGCGGCGTGCACACGGCGATCAGTTCGCGGGCCGCCCGGACCTGCGCCAGCGTGGCGTGCACCTGGGCCGCAGCCACGGCTTCGCGCATCAGGTCCAACCGGTGCTCGGTCGGCTCGCCCTCCCGCCACGTCTTGGCCATGCCCATCAGGCGCTCGGCTTCCACGTAGTGGTCCATCACCGCACCCCCGCCCGGAACGCGACGTCCACGGCGGACACGGCCGGCATCTCGACGGTGTCCATGAGCATCACCCGGTCCCATGCCTCGATCGCCACGACTGCGGCCGGGCACAGTTCCCGGCGGGCGTGCCGGGGCGGGTCGGCCTCGAACAGCAGCGCCTCGACCGCGTTGACCAGAGCGATCAGCCACGTCAGCAGCGACCACGGCGACCGGGAGTGGTGCGTGTGCACGGCGATGGCGGTCACGACCGTTCACCTCCGAGCAGTCCCCGCGTGTGCGCGATGTGCACCGCGTGCGCCCGGTCCCGCGCGCCCAGCTTCCGGAACAGCCGCCGGTTGTACGTCTTCACCGTGTCCCCGGACAGGAACATCGCCTTGCCGATCTGCGAGTTCGACATGCCCTGTGCGACGCGCACGAGGATCTGCATCTCCCGCTCGGTCAGGACGGTGTCCTCGGGCGGCCGATGGTCGACGAGGTTCACGCCCAGCAGGTAGCGGGGTGTCTGCGCCGGCGACGTCTCGACCCGTGTCAGCCGGAGGTCCTTCAGCGCTACGGCGTCGTTGAGCACTGACCACAGTTCGGCGGGTGCGGTCACCGCGAACATGCCGCTCACCGCTTCTCCTCCTGCCCGCGTCGGATGGCCTCCATGGCCTGGTCGGTGGAGATCCCGAGGGCGGACTGGTCGCTGTGCCGGATGTCCTTCGTGGCCTTCGCGAGGGTCTGCTTGATCTCGCGTCTGGTCTCGGACTGCCACAACTTCTGGTAGATGTCGCTCACCGGACACCGCCCTTGATGGCGACCCCGCCGATCAGCAACCACAGGTAGCCCGCCGTGTCGACCAGCTCGTACACGGTCTGGCCGATGGCGTCCTGCGTGTGGTCGACCACGGAGATGACCTCCAGGTCGACGTCGTAGCCCTGGGGCGTGATGTGGTCGCCAGCGTGCAGACCGAGATCGGCCGGCGGTGGTATGGGAGACTTCTGGATGGACATGAGGCTCACTCCTCGTGTTCAGGCGGGTCGCTCGGTCGCACGGGCGACCCGCGTCCATTTCGTACTGTTGTCAGACCGCGAGCAGCAGCGGACCGCCGCCGCCCATCAGTCGGTGCAGTTCGGCCACGCCCTTCGGGGTGATCCGCAGCTGCCACGTCGCGACGTGTTCGCCCGACGAGGTGTCGTAGCCACCGGTCGCACGGCGGACCAGCCGGCCCGCGTCGACCTGGGACTGGTAGGGCTGGCCGGACTTGTCGGTCCAGCCGATCTCCTTCAGGTAGCGGGACAGCCGGTTCTGTCCGGTGTCCACGCCCGACCGGCGCAGGATCTGCGCGGCCTCACGGAGCGAGAAGTCCCCGCCCGCATCAGCCAGCTCGGTCCACGACCTCGCGGCCGGCTCCAGCTCGGCGGCCCGCCGTTCAGCCGTCTCCAGTTCACGGGCCATCCGGGCGGCCAGCTCCAGCGCGGACGGGTAGTCCTTCGGGATCTCGTATGCCGAGTCGACGGCGTACCGGCCGGTCTCCCGGATCTCCCGGAGGATCGCCTTCACGCGCGACTTGATCGCCTTGGCGGCCGGCAGCGTCGAGCGGAAGATCAGCTCCCAGATGCCGTCCTCGTAGAAGATGGTCATCCGCTGATCGCCGCCAGGGGTACGCACAATCTGCGTACCCTTCTCGCCGTCATCGAGCAGGCGGGCGGCATCGCGGGCATCGCGGTAACCCATGAGCTTGGCGAAGTCCGATGCGACGACCCACGCCGTGCCGTCGTCGTCCTTGCCGAACCGGCAGCCGGCGCCGTCGATGTCGAACGGGATCAGGTCGCTCATGCCGCACCCCGCCGTGCCTCGACGGGCGGCAGGCTCGCAGCGAGCCGGCGCAGCGTCTCGTGGTCAAAGGGCGGAGAGGCGGCAGCCGCAGCACGCGCCTTGGCGATGTCCGAGCGCGTGAGGAACTTCAGGTGTGGCCATCGCTCGGGGTCGTCATACATCGGGTGGTCGTCGAGGGTGGTCATGACGCGATCGCCTCGGAGTGTTCCGGACGCTTCGGCCTGGTAGTGCTCTCCTTGCGGCGAGTGGGCGCCTTGCCGCCTTCCTTCTTTTTCGGAGGCTCGTCCGGCACGCCCTCGCCGGTGGCGACGAGGTCGGACACGTCGCATCCATACAGCCGCGCTGCCCGGTAGGCGAGCGCCAGCGACGCGGGCTTCACGCCCGTTTCGATCTGACGCAACGCTCCCCCGGCGATCTTGAGCAGTGCGGCCGCGTCGTCGGATGTGATGTCCATCCGCGCCCGGTAGTGTCGCCACGCGTTGCCATAGACTTGGGGCATGACACGATGGTGCACGATGGTGCATCGCATGTCAATGCACGAAGGTACCGATCATGCGTTATGGTGCGCTATGGTGCACGCATGCGAACACTGTCGCGGACATACGGGGGGCAGCGCCGGCACCAGTCGCGCTGGTCCAGGCAGGTGGTGTGGTGCGCGATGGTGCGCCATGATGCACACGTGGCAACAGCGGAGCGCCCGAACACCAAGGAATTCTCGGAACGCCGCCGGAAGGATCTCGGCCTAATCGTGATCCGCACCAGGGAGGCGGCCGGCCACCAATGGCGACCAAGCTTCGCCAAGTCGGCTCGGGTCGGCCTACGTAGCCTCGTCAAACTCGAAAATGGCGATCCGGTGGGACCGACCATCTACGAGGCGGTCGCGCGCGCTTTCGGTTGGCCAGAGGACTCCGTTGTCCGCTACCTAGAAACGGGAGACGAGTCCGTGTTCGTGTTGGACAACGGCAGTGCAGCTAGACGACGCGGCCCGGCAGAACAGCGCGAAGAGATCATGCGCGCACTCTTTGCCGCCGTCGTCCAAAAGCACCCGGAACTGCTCGACACGATCAGGGAAGAGTGGACGGCGACCCTGAAGCGGACGCTGGACGCGGTCCCAGATGAACGTCTCTCCGATCTTCTTGACACGTCGGAGTAACCGAATTCTACTGTGAGTAGAACCGTTGCCCCGTGCGGGTATTCCCAAACGAATCCGTGTCACATGATGGTGATCCCTAACGAAACGGCTGGTGTCGGGTGTGCTCATGCTCACTACCAGCTACGGAGGTATCACTCAATGCCGACCATTCGTTCCATGGCGACTACACTCGGTACTGTGGGTGCCTGCGCCGCAGCCCTCGCCACAGCAGACGTCGTCTGGTCCGCCCTGTACGGGGATCTGTTCCTCCCTGTGCCCGTCCACACCTACCTGTTCTGGTCGGGAGCCGTCCTGCTGCTCGTATGGAGGATCGAGTTGAGCTTCCGCAAGGCCGCCCGGTCCATCCAGGTCGCCCGGGAGCCGATCGCCGTACCAGACCTGGACGCAGCCCAGGTCGAAGCCGGCTTCCAGATGCTCCTGGACATCATCCAGCGCAGCGAAAGCAAGCACGCCAGCTAGTCCCACGAGGCCCTGCTGCCATCCGCCGGCTTCCCTCCCACCTCCCCGGCGTGGCGCAGGACTCACGACGTGCGGAACTCCACCCGGTCACCGACCGGGCCGCCGCGCTCCGACTGGGGGAGCACGGCCAAAGTTCCGAGCATCGACGCGCTGAACACCGCCCGCGCGAACGACCGCTTCACCGACATGGGCGTCGACGGATCAGCCCACCTGGCCCGGATGTCCTCGCCTGGCCGTAGCAGGCCGGCCAACTGGGTCGGTACCCGCAACTCGGCCACGACCGACTCCAGCCGCGCGATCTTCGCCAGGACCGGCGGTTCCATCCGGGCGGCCAGCCGCACCGACAAGGAGGCCAACTCCTCGTGCTCGGCGTGCGCCTCGGCCAGCTCCCGCTCCGCGGCCTCCAGGTCCGCCGAGGAACGCTCGACGAACCCGCCGTAGTTGTCCAGCCTCGCCACGAACGCGAAGATCGCCTCCGTGGCGAACGCGTCCAACGAGTCCTGGTCGACCACCACGCACCCGCGCGTCTTGCACCGGTACCGGGTGTAGAAGCTCTCGTCCTTGCGCTGCCGGCGCGTCCGGTCGACTACCTCGCCGCACACCCCGCACACCGCGATCATGCTCAACAGGTGCTGTGCCCGACTGTCCCCGCCTCGGCGGGTCAGCCTGCCCGGGTCGGTGAGGATGGCCTGCACCCGGTCGAACAATTCCCGTTCGACTAGCGGCGGCCAGATCGCCTTGACGACCCGCGACTCCGGCCGGATGGCCTGCGTAGGGTGATGCACGCGGTCCGGGTCGTGCACCCGCAGCCCGATGTAGGCCGGGTTGCGAGCCATCTTCCGCAGCCGCGACGAAGAGAATCCTCGCCCATACCGGTCCCGGATCTGCCGCCGCTCCCAGTCTCGTTCGATGGACCGGATCGACTCGCCCCTGTCCATCCGCTCGAACATCTCCGCAACCAGCGGCGCCTCGACCGGGTCAGCGACCTGCTCCAGCAGTTCCCCCGACCGGTCGTCGTAGATCCGTTTGAACCCGAAGTTCGCCACGGCGTGCGGACGGCCGGCGGCCGCGTTCGCCGCCACGTCCCGCAGCACCCGCAGGTGGGTCTCGTCGGACTGGTATTCGCTTTCCACCGCGTCGTCCATCAGACTGCGCCAGTCACGGGGCAACGCCGGGTCGTACAGGCGCCGGTGCGTCGTGACGAGGATCTTCACCCGGCGCGCCCGCAGGAGCTTCAGCAGCTGGACCCACTCCTCGACCTGCCGGCTGCCACGGCTGGATTCCCACAGCACGAGCACCCTGGCGCCGAACTGGTCGGCCTCCAGGTCGGCGATCAACCGGCCGAAGTCCTCGCGGATCTTCCTCGCGTGCCGGCTGGCCGAGCGGTCATCGTCTCGGTATGCCGGGTAGATCAGGGTGATGCCCATCTCGGTGGCCACGGGCATGTTGTCGTCGTGCTGCTGGTTGGGGGAGCGGCCCCGGCCGGACTTGTCCTTGGATACGCGCAGGTATTCGCGTCCAAGGAGTGGGTTGGGTGCGTCAGCCACCGTCATGGTGGTAGGGTACCCCTAGATGACCTGAACCCCCGAACGGGTTCACCAGACGGACCTACTTGCTACCTGGGGAGAAGCAGTGACCACCGCCCAACCCATCATCCACTCACCGGCCACGTCTGCGGCCACCCGTGCCATCCACCGCCGCGCCTGGCGCATCCTCGCCGTCGCCGGCCCCCTCACCGCGACCCTCGTCGCGCTCCTGGCCGCCCTGGCCCGTGTGCCGTGGCAGTCCTACCTGTCCGCGTCCCCGATCCTGCTGCCCTCCCCGTCGTGGTCGGACGTGATGTACGCGGCCGCCGTGGTGCTGCTGGTCGCGGCCGGCATCATCGCGTCGGCGAAGGACGGTGCGTGATGGACCAGCCCACCGTGAAGGTCGGCCAGATCTGGGCCGACAACGACAAGCGCGCCGGGAAGCGGACAGTGCGCGTGGACAAGATCGCGTACGAGTGGCGCTCCGTCGGCGGTGGTTTCCACGACAAGGTTCCGGTGGCGCTGTGCACAGTGCTCACGGATAAGTTCGGCGGCCGTCCGACGCCAGATCGGCACGTGTCCATCCAGGTGTCCCGGATGCGGCCGACGTCGACGGGTTACCGGCTCGTCTCCGAGGGCGCGAAGGACGGTGCCCGGTGACCCGCCCTCTCCGTCTCGTCGTCGCCGCCGTCCTCGCCACGGCGGCCGCCATCCTCACCGTGGCCGCTGCGTGGCCGTCGCATTCCGACGCCGGGCCGACGCGTTTCGATGCCCGCACCGCCACCGAGTCCGCGTTGGCCGGGCTGATGGCCGACTACAACCCCGTCGACGGCCGGTTCGCCACGGACCCGACCGCCGCGTGGTGGCAGTCCGCCGCCGCACTCGATGTCGTCGTCCGCGCCGAGCAGGCTCTCGGCTCGCACGCCTACGACGGCGACCTGATCCACTCCTACGAGACCAACCTGGACGCGAAGGTCCTGCACATCCAGGGCTACCGGACCAACAACTACGACGACTCCGGCTGGTGGGCCCTGCTCTGGCTGGACGCCTACCAGCAGACCGGGGACAAGGCGATGCTGGCCACCGCCGAAGACCTCGACGACTACCTCGCCAGCGGGTGGACGGCTGGCCCGGTCGGCTCGCGTGCGCTGCGCACGTCGCGACCTACACGCTCACCCAGTTCGCGGCGGTCGTGGCGGTCGCAGTGGTGGTGCACCTACACCTCACGACCCTCGGCCTCACCCTTGGCCTGGGCGTGTCGGCGGTGTCGCACTACGTCGCGGACCGGCGCCTCCCACTCGCCCGACTGGCCGACGCCCTCGGGTTGGGCGGGTTCTGGCGGTCCGGGACACCGCCACTCGCCTCTGGCGCGTACGCCCTGGATCAGGCATGGCACTGGGCGTGGCTGGGTGCCGCCGCACTGGTCACGGCAGGTTTGTCGTGACCCGCTTGTCCGCCGCGTGGGAGCGCCTCTGCGACGGGCTGACCGTGCTCGGCGTGATGCTCGGCCTCGTCGGAAAGGAGACAGATGATGGACAGTGGTAACCCGGGACGAGGGGCCGCCGATACTCGAACCGACCGAACCCGCCACTCCGCCCACGAGGTCACCATGACGTACCCGCAACCCGCCGTCCAGGACGCTCCACGCCGCCGCAAGCGCTGGCCCTGGTTCGCCGGCGCAGCCGCGGTCATCGCCATCGTCGCCGCCATCATCGGTGGCACCACCGGGTCACCGAAGAACTCGGCACAGCCGCCAGCGCCGAGCACGCCGGCGCCAGCCATCACTCCCAGCGGCGTGCAGGTCCCCACCGATCTGGTCGGGCAGACGCTGGGCAGCGCCACCGCCGAACTCACCCAGGTCGGGCTGGCCTATCCGGTCATCGACGCGAACACTGAGTACAGCGGCGACACGCCCTGCTCGGCATCGGATACGAACTGCGTCGTCATCGACGTCCCGAATGCCGGCGCCACAGTGCCACAGAACGACCACATTGACCTGGTGGTGTCCGACCAGCCGCAGAACACAGGCGGCAGCGACAGCGGGATCACGCTGGGCGAGGACACCGTCGTCTATACGGTCACCGGGCGCAGGGCCGGGACGATCACGTTCATGAACGACTCTGGGGACATATCACAGGTCACCGACACCACCCGGCTACCGTGGAAGAAGCAGTTCACCGTGCCGGCCGGCGGCGAGGGCTTCCTCTCGATCTCGGCGCAGAACGCGGGCAGTGGGAAGATCTCGTGCTCCATCTCCATCAACGGGCAGGTCGTGAAGCAGAACACCTCGACCGGGACGTACGCGATCGTCGACTGCTCCAACGGCTGACCCCCGCTATGCACACGTGAGCCCCGGGCATATGCCCGGGGCTCTGTCGTGCCGGCGAGGGCTCAGCGCATCCGGCCGCTCCGGATCGCGGCGATCAGCGCGGCCACATCCACGGTCAGATGCGGGCCGCGGTGCTTCGTGTCCTGCACGGCGCCGAGGTCGTTCCTGACCTCGACGCAGTTCGTTTCCTGCGCGGACCTGGTGCTCTTGCGCCAGGTGGGGTCTATGGTCGTCATGTCGACTCCGTTCCGTTGACGATCTCCGCGATGACCTCGGCAGTCTGGGCCGGGGTCATCGCCATTTGATCTATCTTGTCGACCGCGGCGGCGAAGCCGCGGACGTCCTCCTCCTCCCACAGGAACGCTGCGGTGCGGTGATGCTCCAGGTGTACGACCGGGCTGGCGCTGGGGAACTCCAGTATCAGGAACGGGCCGGCCAACATCGGGTTGTAGCCGCGCAGCGTGCTGGACACCAGCCGGATCGTGACGTTGGGCCGCTGTGACATCTCCAGCAGGTGCCGCCACTGGTCGACCATCACGTCACCGTCGGCAATCGGGCGTGTGAGGGCTTCGCTGTCGATGTACGCGACTAGTTCGGCGGGCTCGTGCGGTCGCGTGAGGATCTTCTGGCGTCCTAACCGGAGTGCAACGCGAGTGGGGATGGCGGTCAGTCCCTCGAAGGTGGCCCGCGCGTAGCGTTCGGTCTGGAGCAGGCCGGGGATCATGAGCGGCGCGACATCGGTCAGCCGGGTGGCGACCTGCTCGTATTCGATCAGTTGCACCAGTTGCTGGCCGATGGTCGTCTGGCCGGCGACCAGTTCACCAGGTCCGGTTGCCTTGCGGTGAAGGCTGACCAGTCGCTCGCGTTCGGCGTCGTCGGGTTGCAAGGCGTCGAGCATGAGGTCGAGACGTTCGGCGCTGATCAGGCGTGCGCCGTTCTCCCAATGGGAGATGTTCGCTGTGGACATGCCGATCTGCTCGCCGAGCACGCGCGTGGTCATGGAGCGCACTTCGCGGAGCTTGCGCAGGCCAGCGCCCAGTTCCCGCATCTCCGCGCTACCGGCGCCACTGGTGTTCACCGACATGTAGCAAGCGTACGGGACGTGTCGACCGGCTTCGTTATCCCCCGGATGGGGCATTGCCACCGTGCTACGTAGTAGTCATGCTCCTACGTAGCAGGCTCTACGGATCGCCCAGGAGGCGTCGATGGCCGAGTACACGGTACCGATGAGCGGTGAGGAGATCACCGCCGCCACCGAGAAGTCCAAGGACGGCAAGCCTCTGATCCGCATCACCCACCAGCCCAGCGGCGTCTCCTTCACGGGATCGCTGATGGATGTCGCGAATCTCCGGGCGAAGCTGGCCGCGCTGTTGAACGTCTCCGATGGTTCCCGGATCGACAGCGACTGACCCCCAAGGCCGCGGCGCCCCATCTCCTCGACTCCCCCACGCGGGCGGGGCGCCGCATCCCACCGGCCACCACCACACTCCCCCGGAGGGCCCCGTGAATCGGCAGACCGTGCGCTGTGCCGACGCTGTCGGCCGCAACAGATCCCTGACCGTGCTGAACCAGGGCCACTTGACCGTGGTCGGGTTCCCGGCGGGTGAGTCGGCGTCGATCGCCGTAGGTGAGGCGCGCAGGTTGCAGGCGGTCCTGTTGGTCGCGGCGTCCTCGGTTGTGGGGGTGCGGACATCGTGAGCGCGCTCACCGGTCCAGCAGCGGCACGGTCCAGGTGTGTCCTGTGGTTGTCCGGGCAGTGCCGCGCCGTGGACTGTCGGTGCGCCGACCTGTCCCCCGATGACTCCGTGGACCGGCCGGACACGTCATCTCTGACGCCTCCCGTGTCTGGTCGGTCCACGGTCCCTGAGGCGAGACAGCCATGAGCCGCCCGGATGACGGTCTGATGTGGTCGGTGGATTCGCAGGACCACATGCAGCACGCCTGGCGGGTCGACAGTGAGGGCGACGCGACGTCGTTGTGTTCGCGGTACGCCCGCCGTGCCGACTTGTCCCCCTGATCCCCCGTGCGACCTCAGGTAGGGTGACTGGGAAGTGGGGTCGCACGGGGCCGACTACGCGCGCCGAGGGCATCCTGCCCTGGGTCGACGGTCCCCGGTTCCGGTGCGCGTAATGAGGCAACACGAAAATGGCCCCCGCGCTCAACCTCCGAAGAGGGAGCGCGGGGGCCATCGGCCCGCTGCTGGGGTCAGCAGGCCGACTAGGAGTGCGCCCCGAAGTTCTTGGCGCACCAGTAGTAGGTGTCATCCGGGCCGGCCAGCACGGTGCCCGTGCCAGTTCCCTTCGTGACAAGGCAGAACCGGACCGATCCGGCGTCCAGGTCGCCAGAGGTGACGGTGAAGCCGCGGGCGCCACCGTGCAGAGCGAACGGTCCGCCCCCGGAGTCGTACCAACCCGAGTCGCCGTCGCCGGCCGGCGTGCTCGTTCCCGTGGCCAGATACCGGGCCGGGCTGGTACCGACCAACACGGCCACGTCGACCGCGTTCGCACCGGTGCGCATCCCGTTCACGTCCAGCTCGACCCAGTCACCGACGGCGGCCGGGATGTCGATCTCGAACGGCGCGCCGCCGACCTGTTGTACGACCTGCCACGCGCCGGACGTGTTCGGCAGGTTCACCGTGCCGGACGTGATGTAGGCCGAGCGCACCACCAGCCCAGAACCGCCACCGCCGGCCGGTGTGCCAGGAATCCACGTCGACGTGCCCGCGTCGTACTCCAGGAGCTGCCCGTCGGCCACACTCGCCACGTTCACGTCGGTCAATGCGGCGAGTGTGGTCGAGCCGCCGCCGCTACCGGACTGGCGCGGGTCGCCGACCCGGAGGAAGACGTCACGGGGATCGCCGTGGATGTCAGTGGTCAGCGGCTGGCCGGCTAGGTCGGTGTTAGCCGTGCCGGTCACGGTGACGCCGTTGTTGATGGACTCCACCGCAGTCGTGCCCGTGCCGATCGCGCATCGGCTGACATCGACGCCCTGCTCGTCGACCACGACGACATAGTTGTCCTCGGCCTGCAATCGGCAACTGTCCACCCAGACACGTCCGGCCCGGGTCGGTTCCGGGTCGCCACTGTCCACCGGCACGTCATAGGCGATGAAGATGGCCCCGGTATAGCCGGCATCGACGGGTCTGGTGTAGCCGGGCGCGGTGAGCATGGCGATGTCGCAGCGGCGGATGATGACGTCCGCGGCGGGCTGGGTGAGTACCTGCACGCCGTCGGCGTGCGCGCCTGCGGCCGGCCGACAATCCCGGACCGCGCAGTCCTCGATGACCGTGGGCTCGGCATGGGAGCGGCCGATCCGGGCGAAATCGTCCGAGCTGTCGTGCACGAGCACCCGGCGGGCGGTGAACCCGGCGCCAGAGATAGCGGGGCCGCCAGCCGAGATGATCTCGCAGTCCTCCAGCAGTCGGCCGGTTTCCTCGCCGGTGTTGGCGTCCATGCGCACGCCGAAGTTCCCGGACGCGACCACCTTGCACCGACGCACCGTGATCCCGCTGACCGGTAGGATCAATGAGTCGCAGGTGAACAGGTAGTCCTCGTACACGCCCGCGGTGAGCGTGATCGCCCCGCTGTCCGGGTAGGCGGTGAGCGTGGACTCGTCCCGCGCGACCGCGCCGACCCCGTACTGCGGCTGGCCGGCCGGGGGCCGCTGCGCCGCGGTGAGGATGCCGTCCTCGCCGAGCGTGGCCACGCCACCCGGCTGGCCGACCTCCGACAATGGCACGTAGGCCACGCCCGGCGTCGGTGCGGTGGCCGACCGGGCGTACAGGTCTGCCAGGGTGACCGTGGACGGCGAGGACGGAATCGGTGCGTAGAACACCGCCTGCCACACGTCCAGTTGGACCGTGATCCGATACGGCCACCCGGTGGGCACGACACCGGCCATGTCGTTGGGCAGCACCGCCGAGGACCCGACGTAGTCGCCGTCCTCGACCAGCAGCTTGTACGGCTGGGCGTTGCCCAGCACCGTGCCGGCCGAGTCGGCCACTGCGGCGGGCATCTCCAGTAGCACGTATCCGGTGCCACCGTCCCCGGTCAACGGGGACACCACGCGCCCGGTCAGCGTGACACTGGGCAGGCCGTCAGGAAGCAGCACCGGTGCCCTCCTCGTGGTCGGGGTCGCGGACCGGCCAGCCGTGCCGGCTCAGCCGGTCCCGCGGGATCGTCGTGGTGATCTCCACCCAGCCACCGTCACGTGAGCGGTAGCCGGGCCGGGTCAGTCCCGCGAGCGGGCCACCGCCCGTGCCGCCCGGCGTGCCAGGACCGCCGTCGCCGGCTTCGTGGCGATCGCCGACAGCAGCGCCAGAGCCGCAGACAGGACACCCTGTAGCCACCCGACCAACGGGGCCTGCAGGATGCCGATCGACCCGAACGCGGACACCAGCGCGGCCAGCGCGGTGACCGCAGTCTGTGGGTTGCGGAACTTCTCCAGGAACGCCTCGACCTCGGCGAGGATGCCGGAGGGAGTGGTCATGCTGGTCTCCTTCAGCCTACGGCCGGCTGGCCGATGGTGATCGTCCCGCTGACCGGGTAGCTCCCGGTCGGGGTCTGTCCGGCCTGAAGCGCGGCCACGGCCCTGGTGAGGGCGTCGACCTGCGCCGCGAGCGTCTTCAGCGTCGCGACTGCGGCCGCCGAGGACGACTCGGCGTTCCGCAGGGTCTGGTGCATGTCGTGCGTGTCGCCGGCCTTGGGGTTTTCGTAGCCCCAGATGGTGATGGCGTCCGCGTCGGTGAGTGGCACGTCTCCTCCTTCGTCCACGCCGGGCCAGTGATCGGCCACGGCTGAGATGTCGTAGTGCCCGCCCGAGGTGAGCGGGTCGGCGTACTGGTGGGCGACCGCGCCGGCCGGGATCACTGGTCCACCACCGGG